ATGCCGCTCACCGACAGCTGGCTGAAGGCCAACCACGGCAAGGCCGTAGACAGGATACAGACGCGGAGCGACCAGAACGGGCTGGGAGTCAGGGTCTCCAAGAAGGGCAAGCTGACCTTCTACGTTCGGTACTGGCTCAACGGCAAGCAGAACCGCATCGATATCGGCTCCTACCCGCTCAAGAGCCTCAAGGCGGCCAGGGCAGAGGCTGAGGACATCCGGCGCATGGTCGAGGATGGCCAAGACCCGAAGCTCGCCAAGGAGCTCGAGCGACTGTCACAGGCTGAGGCGCCCAGCGTCGAACAGCTATTCAACGAGTGGTACGAGAAATACTGCATCAAGCACAAATCCAATGCCCACCTGATCAAGCGCAGCTTCGAGATTCACCTGTTCCCCGAGATTGGGCACCTGCCGGCCGATCAGCTGGAGCTGCGCCACTGGATGGAGCAGTTCGAGCGCGTGCAGGCCGGGGCGCCCTCGATTGCCGAGCGCCTGGTCATCAACTCCAAGCAGATGCTGAAGTGGGGGGTGAGGCGTCAACGGGTGCCGACGAACGTGATCGCGCATGTCGGCACTCGCACCGACCTCCACATCAAGAAGAACATCGGGAAGCGGGTTCTGAACAGGGCGGAGGTGAGCCTGGTCTGGGAGGTTCTGGATCGCTCCCGCATGACGCGCAAAAATGCACTCTTTGTCATGCTGTGCCTGGCCTTTGGGTGCCGCACCGGCGAGCTCCGGTTGAGCGACAAGGTGCATTGGGATCTGGATAAGGGGGTGTGGACGGTTCCGCCCGAGAATCACAAAACAGGGAAGGTGACGGGGCTGCCGATCGTCAGGCCGATCATTGAGCCCGTGAAGGAGCTGGTGAGGGAGGCCATGCAGCTTTCGGCATCGCCTACGGAGGGGCCGCTGTTCAACAACAGGGATAGCAGGGAAAGGATCAGCCGTAGTTCGCTGTTGCCGCTGCCCTACAACATAATGCAGTGGCTGCGCCGGCACCGTAAGGTCGAAATGGAGCACTGGTCCATGCACGACCTCCGGCGCACGGTGCGAACCAACCTGTCGGACCTCACGGCACCGCATATCGCCGAGAAGATGCTGGGGCACACGATGCCTGGTCAGTGGCGGGTTTACGATCACTACGACTACCTGGTCGAGCAGAAGGAGGCCTACCAGGCTTGGTGGGAGAGGTTGCAGCAGATGGTGGCGGCCGATCAGGCCGCTTCCAGCGACGCCTCGTAGGCTTCGATGTCGTCGATTGCCCAGCGATTGAGGCCCGCCTTGCCACTGATGCGTGGCGCCGGCAGGGGGTTCTCCTTGCGCTTCATCCACCGATAGAGGGTGGTGCGTTCGACCTTGTAGCGCTCACACAGGTCTTTGGTGGTCAGATAGCCTTTGACCATGAGTATTTCGCCTCCATCAGTCACTTTGCGGCACTGGAATAGGGCCGGCCCACTCCAGGGGCGCCCATCCCGGTAGCATCTCGTGGTTGGTGAAGCGCGGGCTGGCGGTGGACTCCAGCACCTCCTTTCCACCCACGCTAACCACGGTCACGAAATTCTCCAGCGGGTCGACGCGGGTGGAGACCGATACCTCGGCGATCACCGGCCGGTTGAAGTTCCAGCCGCGCGCCCAGTAGTGGGCCACGCCTCCCGCGGCCACGACCTCCTCCAGGGTGGGCGGCTTCGGCCGCCATACAAAGCTAGGCATCGCTCTCCTCCTCGACGTCCTCGCGCATCGGCTCGGCGGCGCCGCCCGGGCGCCCCTCCTTGACGATGATCTCGCCGCCGGAATAGCGGACCAGTACCGAGTCCTCGCCGGCAATCTTGGCCAGCAGGCCGAATATCTCGCCGACGCGCCCCATGTCCATATCGCTGAACCGGGCGCCCTCGATGCTCAGGGTAAGCACGGCACGGCCCGAAAGGTCGGGCACGTCCTTCTCCTCGCAGAACTTGACCATCATGCTTCCTCGCTTTGCCGGTTGTGCTCGATGGCCTTGGTCCGGTCGGCAGTTCGCCAGTCCGGCCAGTCGCGCCCTTCGTTCCTGGTGAGCTTCGCGTCCAGCCCAGCCGCCACCTGCTCGGCGGAATGGCCGGCACGCCAAGCGCCATCCAGGGCGAGCAATACGACGTCGACCCACTCCTCGAGGTCGCGCGGGGCGGCCTCGATCTCCTTCAACTCCTTGCGGATATGGTCGACCACGCCGGCCTGGCGGTCTCCGGGCCCAAAGGCGCGAGTCGAGAACGCCATCTGGCGCTTCATGTGGGCCACCAGGTCGTAGCCGGACGTGTCGCCGCCGCTGGTGGCCGCCCACGCCTTGGCGGCGTCGCTGACCACCGGCTGCACCTTGTAGTTGCACACGTACTCGAAGTCGCCCCAGTGGTAGCCTTCGGGGTCGCAACCGTCTTCATCCAGTTGACTCTCGTCCGGACGGTCGACGCGATCTACCTGACTGCTGATCTGAGTGGTGCGGCCGACGAACACCTGATCGACTTGCTCATCCCAGCCGGTGTCGCCATCCAGCCAGCTGTCGATGAAGTCGGTGGCCTGCTCGACGGCCTCGGCCTCGGTACCGAAGGCCATCAGGCCCTGATCGGGACAGTAGGCGAACCACGGCTTGTCGTCGGTGACGTACCAGGGCGGCGCCTCACCGGTCTGCCTCGGGGCCGCGCGATCGAGGCTGGTGCGTCCGCCAAGGGCGTGGATCATGGCGGCGAAGTTGAGCACGTCCACCGGGTCGCCCTTGGCGATGTGGTTGACCAGCATGCTGTTCAGGCGGGGGATGCTGCAGGTCTCCCAGCCGCCCCGGCCTTCGCCTCGCTTGTCGGCGAGCTTCTTGCGCATGGCCAGCGCCGCGGCTTCCACCATGGCGTCGTCGGGGTGCAGTTCGTGGGGCGTCAGCGCCTCCTGCAGCACGTCGATATACCACTCCAGGTACTTGTACTCGTAGACCTCGCCGCCCAGGTCGGCGCGCTCCTCCCACATATCGGGTGCGCAGGCGAAGTCGATGGCTTCCTCCATGCGCCGGCTGCGCTCGACGAGGGTGTCCAGCGCTTCCAGAATCTGCTCATCCTTGCCCTGGTGGGGCTCGCCGGCCACGCCTAGGTGCTCCGCGACCATGCCCAGCATCCGGGCCCGGTCCTCGGCATAGTCGGTAGCGGCCGCCAGCTTCTCCTCGGCGAGCATCAGGTCGCGGGTGTTCATCACGTGGCCGTGGGGCGACACGTTGGCCAGGCGCTCGTTCTCCGCCTTGAGCCGTGCGTTCTCCTGCTCGACCGCTTGAAGCCGCTGTATCAGCGCCGTCTCGCTCATGATTGACTCTCCTCGAAGACTTGAAGGGGGATGCCCACGGTGGCGAGCTCCATGCCCGCCCGGGCGCGCAGGTTCTCGATGACGTCGGCGTCGACGTCCATGTCGCGGTATTCGCGGGACAGCTCCAGCAGCAGGGTGGCCTTTGCCTTTGCGGCCTCCGTGGCGTCCGGCTGTTGGCTGCCGGCCTGCTCCCGGGCCAGGCTCATGGCCGGGTAGCCGCGCAGCGCCTCGGCAGCGGCATCGTGGATATCCAGCAGCGGTTGCCGCAGAGTGTCGGCCGGGCCGATGTCCGAGCGCTCTGCCATACGCTCGGCCACGCGGGCAGCCTCTACGCCGGCGGCAAAGAGCTCCGACCGGAGCTCACGGCAGTGGGCCTTCAGGGCGGTGACCTCTTGGGCCACCGGGTTCTTCGGGCACTGGCGATCGTGCTCCAACAGCAGCTGGTGGGCGGCCTCCATGTCGTCGACCTTGCGCGTGTCGTAGATGATGGCCTCGCCGCAGTAGATGCACGACGCCGCGTGGTTGCCTTCGGCATCGCGCAACCGTCTAAGCAGGCCCAGCACCACCTTGGGGTTGGTGGCGGCCACGAAGGCCTCGTTGGCCTCGGCATTGGGGCGGCTGGTGTGGTCGGAGTAACGGGCGTGGACAATGCAGGGTCCGCGCGTGCTCTCGTCGTCGGGGTAGATGCCGCCGTATCGGCCGCGCACCCAAGGACCTGGCGTGGCCGCCTTGGCGGCGGCCTCCAACGCTTCGATATCGATGGTCATGATGTTCTCCGGGGGGGCTGCTAGAGAGAGTGGCTGTGGGTATCGGCGGCGGCGCCTATCAGGCAGCGCCGGCACAGGCAGGTATCGGCTCCGGTCTCCGGATTGGTATCGCGCTCTACGTACATGCACCAGCACAGCGATGCGCTGTGCCCGGCTTCCATCGCGCAGTAGGCTGGACCGCCGCACTTCGGGCAGTCGTGCGTACTGACCTGTTCGCGCACCTTGGTGAGGGTGGCTGCGTGAGTCATGGCGCCGCCTTAGCCTTTTGGCGAAGGCTCTCGGCATCCCTGTCCATGTCGCAGCACAACTCCCGGATCATCTGCAAACTGATCGGCGGCCAGCTGGGGTCCTCGGCATGCTTGGCGGAGACCCATTCCATGAGCTGGATGATCGTCGCTGACCACTTGTCGATAGCGGCAGCCTGCTGTTCCGCGTCTCGGCTGGCGAGGCTGACAGCGGGATCCTCCTCCAAGGCTTTTTTCATTGCCGGGAGGGCCTTTTCAGCCTCGTTCCACGCCTGTCCGTCATCCCCTTCCAGCATGTCTTCAAGGCGATAGATGGCCGACTGGAGCTGCTTATTAAGCCGTTCCGACTGCGTAACCAGGGCGTCCCTCTGCTCGGCTCGGCAATTTGCCAGCCTCTGCAGCGCGTCACGATCCGCCTTGAGCTCCGCCACCAACGAAAGCGCCGGGCCTGTTGGCACCGCGTCGCCTTCCTCCACCAGGGCGGCCTTCAGGGCAGTCAGCTCCTCGCAAGCGCTGTGGAAGCAGCCACGCAGCTGGTCACGGTCCTGCTCCGCCTCTACCAGTCGGCGAGCCAGCTCATAGGCCGACGCAGTGTCGGCCAGTTGCTGGGCTCTCTCGTGAAGGTCGAAGTTGGTCACCGGCCACCTGCCTTTCGCGCGGCGCGCGCGATCTTCTGGATGGTGGCCGGGCCGATGCCCTTGATGCCGGCGAGCGCCTTGCGCTTGGACTCGGTGTTGATCTCGCTCAGCAGCTCGTAGCCGGCGTCCTCGAGCTGGTTGACGACACGGCCCGGCAAGTCGAGGTCTTCGATGCGCTGGCAGCCGTTCTCTTTGCGCCAGTGGCCGGCCAGGCGGTGGATGGCGCCCTTGATGAAGTGCTTGTGCTCGCCGGCCATGATGCCGTCGATCAGCCCGCAGAAGATCATGCGGTGTTTCTCCGCCTGGTCGAGCGGCTTGCTGCTGACCATGTACCAGCGGTCGGGCTCGTGGATGTGCACCTGGTTGAAGGCCAGTTGCACGATCACGGCGCCGTCCTCGCTCTTGATCGTGGCGTGCGGCCCCGGATCCTCGCCGGCCTTCTCGGCGGGCGCCTTCTCCTTGCGGGCCAGCTCGGCCTCCAGCTGCTGGACGCGCTGCCGGGCTTGATGGCGGACTTGAGTCAGCTCCTTCTTGCCGGCCGCCTTCTCGGCGGCCAGGCGGTCGGCGCGTTCGCGCTGCTGGTCGGCGTCGGCCTTGGCCTTGTCCCGGCTGGCGGTCGCGCGCTCGGCGAGACGCTGGGCGGCCAGCAGCTCCTCGCGGAGCTCCTGGTTCTCCAAGGCCAGGCGGATGGCCTCGTCGTAGGGGTCGAGCGAGACACGCGCGGGCGCGCCCTCGCTGGCGTGGGCGTATGCGTTCATCGTGGGCTCCATCGGTGGTGGGCGGACGTCAGGCGCGATGGCTGGCCAGCTGCCGGCGAAGCTCGTGGTTGTCCTCGCAGACGGCGACCACGGCTTCCAGGAAGGTGGCGGGCTTCTTGAACATGCCGGAGCGCCGAATGACCTCATCCAGGTGGCGGCGCGCCTCGTCTTGATCCTCGAGCTGGTCGGCCAGGCTCACCTTGTCGTCTTCCAGCTCCTGGTTGCGCTGCAGGACCTGCTCGCAGAACGGGCAGTCCGTCGCCGTGACCGGGGTAGGGGTGTGGGCCAGTGATGTCATGCCGCCTCCTTGAGCACTTTGCGGGAACCGCTGTTGTCCATGGGGGAAACCACGCCCTGGCGCTCCAGGTCCTCGATGAGGCGCGCCGCGCGGTTGTAGCCAATCTTGAAGTGCCGCTGTACGGCCGATATCGACGCTCGCCGGCTCTCGATCACGAAGCCGCGCACCTCGCCCAGCAGCGGGTCGGGCTCGTCGGTACCGGGCGAGGCGGGCGTCGGTGCCGCCTCCTCCATGCTCTTGAGCTCGGGCACGGCCTCGCCACCCAGGCCGACCAGCAGCAGCCTGATGACGTCGCGCAGGGCGTTGGCCATCAGGATGAAGTCGGTTTCCATCCGAATGATGGCGTCGTCGCCATCGTCGGCCTGGCTGGCCTCGTCCAGCAGGGCGTCGGAGAAGCGCAGGCCCTTGAGCGTCAGGCCGTCGGTCAGCGTCAGCGATACGCGCTCGTCGAGTGTGATGCTCAGCTGGGCGGCCTGGCGGCCGGACTCCAGCAGCCGCTGCATGTCGTCGGTGTCGAGGTCGACATGCTTGGCCGTCACCTTGCCGTCGTCGCCTTGCTCACGGAGCTGCACGCTGTCGCCGACCTCCAGCCAGGACGGGCGAAGGCTCGGGTCTTGCAGCCAGTGCGTCATGACTCTCATGGGCAGGGAGTGAGTAGCGACCGGCACCACCTTCAGGCTGCCCAGCGTGGCGCGCAGCAAGTCCAGTGCCTCCTCGGCACGCTTCGCCGACGAGGTGTTGACCGCGATCATGCCGCCGGCCATGTCCCACCAGAGGTCGACCCGATGGCTGCGCACGAAGGCGCGGGGCAGGAACTCCTCGTAGACCTGCTCCTTGATGCTCATCTTCTCCGCGCGCGGTACCGGGCCGCCGCGAACGGTCTCGATCTCCTCGCAGCGGGCCTCCACCTCCTCCTTCACCACGGACGAGGGCAGGATTCGCTCCTGGCGCTGCATGGTCAGCAGGAACTGACCCTGAATGGCATGGACCAGGGTCTCGCTCTTGCGGCCGGCTGGTGGCACCCAGCCCAGATGCTTGGCTTCTTGGCCGCCCATGTCGCGGGTGGCGAAGCGGCCCATGGCTTCGGCCAGGGCTTCAACGGCGATGCTGCCGGCGGCGGGCAGGCGATACAGACGAAGGTTTCTGAACCACATGGTGATTCTCCAGGTTGAAAGGGCCGCCTCAGTGGGCGGCCTTGGGGTCGGGTTTCTCGGGGCGGTGGAGTGATAGGCCGGCGGCGACTTGGCGAACCCATATCGGGGTGCTGCCCAGGGCGAACGTCTCGCCGCTCCACGCCAACAGCAGGGTGGTGCCCATGACGCCGGCGATGGCCTCGGCAGCCGGCGCTGGCACTGCGTTTCCAATTCTTTCCCTCCAAGCGCTATCGTTCAGCCCCTCCAGCTCCAGGTGCTCACAGGGATCGACGAGGCCTTGCAGCGCTGCGAGCTCGAGCGTCGTGAAGGGCCGGTGCCAGCAGCCGTCCAGCGACCTGATCACGGCCACCAGCTTGTCGTTGGGCTCGGGCAGGCGCGGGTCGGCCACCGACCAGCTGCCGTTGTCGTGGCCCGCCGATGCCGAGACGGCGCCGCATGGGGCGCGCCAGGGCACGACGCCGTAGTGTCCGGCGGTGAGGTAGTGGTCACCCTTGCCGCGGCTCAGGCCGGGCCGTGGGTCGGCGACGGCATAGGCGCCCTGCCCGGTGGTGCTGCCGGATATGACGGTGCCGCTGTGCTCCTCCCAGCGGGTGACCATGTACTTGCCGAACGACGGCCCTGCCCGGCGAGGATCCGCGACGGCGAAAGCGCCTTGCCCGGGCGACTGCTGGCCGGTCACGGCTCCGGTGGGTCCATCCCAGCGGCGGACGCCGTAGGCCTGGCCATCCTTCCACTTGGCCGACTGGTTGAAGCGGGGGTCGGCGACGCTGAAGGCGCCATTGGTCGGCGTGCTCCGGCCGGCCACGGTGCCCATCGGCTCGCTCCAGTGGTTCACGCCTATGTAGCCCGACCGGTATTCGGGTACCAGCAGGTAGTCCTTGAGGAAGCCGTCTTCGACTGCCAGCCGGTTGAGCGACCGCCAGTCGCCGCCGGCCTCCACGAAGGCGAGCCTGACCCACGTCTTCCATTGCAGGCGCGGGATGCGGTGCATGGCCCCGGCCAGCTCGTCGCCGGGCAGCGGCATGTCACCCAGCACGTCGCCAACCGCGCGCAGCGGGCGGCAAACCGGCTCGTAGAGGAAGGGCGGCACCTTCTCGGCATGCCTGGCGACCAGCAGGAAGCGCTTGCGTGACTGCGCCAGGCCGCCTATCTCGCCGCAGTCGTGCGTGGTTTCCGCGACGTGGTAGCCGTAGTGCTCGAGCATGGCCACGATGCGATCGAGCAGCGGCCTCCCCCTGGTGGCGATCCTCGGCACGTTCTCGAAGATGATCAGCTCCGGCGGGTCGTCGGCGAACGCTTCCAAGGTCAGCCACATGCCGCGAAGTGTCAGGCGGTTGAGCGCCTGGTACCGGGGCGTGGTGCTGCGCGACTGCGACAGCAGGCCGCTGAAGCCCTTACAAGGCGCGCTCAGGAAGACGATGTTCGGCGCCTCGCCGCCGGCTGCCGCCTGAATGTCGGCGGGCGTGGCCTCTCGCCAGCCAGCGGGAGGCTCCACGCCGTGGAAAGTGCGGTACTGGTCGCGATCGAACATGTCGAGCACGGTGCCCGGGGCGCCGGCCAGGCGCTGGAAGTCGGCGATGGCGGCGGCATCGACGTCGACGCCGCCGATGCAGCGGAAGCGCGCCTCCATGTTGCCGACGCGCGCGTGCCCGCGGTTGAAGCCCTTGGCGCCGCCGCCCAGCCCGCAGAACAGGTGGAAGTGCCGAATCTCGCGCTGCTCAATCATGCGTGCCGCCCTCCAGGTTGGCCTTGATCCACTCCAGTTCGCCGGCGTGGCCGGCGTCCTGAAGCACGACGCGCCCCTCGGGGTCGCGGATGATGCGGTGATGGCCGCCGCTCCCGCGGCGCGGGATGCGCTCGACCTGGTAGCCGTGCCGCGCCCACTTGGCGTTCGGTGAATCGGGGTGCGGCTGGCCGGTCATGACAGCCAGGCCTCGAGCTGCTGGGCGGCGAGGGCATTGGCTTGGGCGGCCTGGTGCCAGGCCTCAAAAACGGTGTCGATGTCGTGCATGTCGGTCTCCTCGAGCATGAAAAAGGCCACCTCGGTGGGGTGGCCTATCAGAAGTGGTTGAGCCGCCTGGCGCGTCGTCGCGCGCGGCGCTTGGCGGCGTGCCGCTGGTGAGCCTTCACGCTGCCGTACTTGGGCTTACGGGGCGCCTCGTGGCGAGGTATCGGGATGCCGGCCCATGTCCGGGCCTTGGTGCCGAGCATGGCGGCGATGCTGGTCAGTAGATTCAAGCCACAAACCTCCCGCCCGGCACCACGCGAATCCGGGGCTTGGCCCTGGCTTCCATCCAGCCCTTGGTATACGCGACCGGGCCAGCGTGGATATTCATGATGACCCCTGCCGCCTCCACGTTGTCCGTGATGGGCATGACGACGATCTTCCGGTTGGGTCGCTCTCCCTCAGGCGTCTCGCAGCGCAGCTCCACGCCCTCCCAGCCATCTCGCTCCATCCCCGCCATTGCCGAGAAAGAGTCGCTGAACAGGCCGACGTAGTGGCTGTTGATGCAGAAACTTGGCGAGCTGTGCGGATCCATCGCCGCCTCATCAGGGAAGGCTCCAGCAATGTCCGGCGGGTCGCCTTTGATCAGCCGGGCCTTGCCAGCAGTCAGGCAGGCATCCAGCTCGCTCTCACCGGCGGGCCGCCCCTTCCTGCTGCCGATAAGGGCTAGCCCTGAATCGGTGAGAAGGAATCGCCCATCCGGGCGTGCAACCGACGCCTCGACAAGGCTTTGCTCGGGCTGAAAGGTGACACGGGCGGTGCCGGCCATCTTCCCGCCAGGGTCGCGCGCGATGATGGCCACGTGCCCGTTTGTAGCGGCCAGCAGCACGCCGCCCTTGGCGGCCGGAATGACCTGCATACCGGCCAGGCCCTCTCTCACGCCATCCCGGTCAGCGAAACGCATGACCGGCTCCAGGAAGCATGCGCTGAACTCGGCGATTGTTTTCATGCCGCCTCCTTGTCGTCATCGGGCTTGGCGGCCTTGCCGCAGAAAGGGCAGAAGTTGGCGGTCACGAAGGTGTCGATCTTCTGGCGCTTGAGGCCGTCACCGTTCTTCTTCGGAACCCAGGCCTCGCCCTGGTAGCTGATCATGAACGGCGACATAAGCTGGTTGCCGGCCATGGCGAAGCCGTATCCCTTGAGCTTGGCGTCGAAGTCCTTGAATCCTTCAGGAAGCTTCGCCTTGACGTGCTCGGCCAGCTTCTCGGCGACCTTCGTTTGGCAATCGCACTGCATGGTGTCCTCCAGAAACAGGAAGCCCCGCGGCATGGCGGGGCAGGGTAGTTGAGCCCCGCGGGCGCGGGGAACGGTCAGGCTGCCTTGGCTTGATCGCCGTCGAGGGGGACGATCCGGCTCAGGTCGTCCTCCATGCTGCCGTCGGCGGGGCGGAAGCGCCCCAGGTCTTCCCAGGTGAACTTGCCCGCCTCGATAGGGTTGCTGGTGTACCCGCAAGCACCGGGGCGATGGTAGGCGCCATGCCCCTTGTGCCAAATCATGTAGAGAGGCTCGTCGGCCGGAAACAGGATGCCTTTCAGGGTTTCGGCTCGCCGGAAGTCCATCGCCTTGACGGCCCTCGCCAGCTCCTGCTCGAGACGTCTGCGCCGCCGGCCGTCGTTGCGCTTGCGGCGGAGGTCGCCGGGGTTCTCCAGGTAGATGGCGCCGCTGTGCACGTTGATCACGTCGTACTTGCCGGTCACCACCCACCACATGTTGTTGAGGTTGTAATAGGCGGTGCCGACCACCATCCGGTCGTCGTATCCGATGGCGTAGACGCGCGCGCCATGGGTGATGGTGCCGCCGTCGGCGGATTTGGCATTGCACGCCATGTTGATGCGGGCATGGCCCAGCTCTGCGACATAGTGGCCGCTGGAGCGATTGGCTTGCTCGACCCATTCCAGGGCGGTGAGCGCGCCTGGCCCGCGCTTAGCATGACGCCCATCGCGCAGCTTGTCGTTGAACCCATACCCGGCGAAGACGTTGCACAGGTAGGCGCGCAGTCGGCGGCGGGTGCGCTCCATCTCCAGCCAAAGCAGATAGGGCATCCGCTTTTCTTTATCGAAGTCGTAGCGCCCGCCGTTGGGATTCTCGACGTTGGCGACGTCCTGCCACATCTCGAACTTGATGCAGCGGCCGGTGACTTCGAGCCGACCCTGCAGGTCGCCCTTTCGGCAGTAGCGGTAACCCTCGGCGAAGCGCCGGCCGTACCGCTCGACCATGTCCTCCGGCACCTCCGTCTGCCAGCCAATCCGGCGAAGCTGCTGGGCGATGCGCAGGAAGGCATCCTTCTTGAACTGGCGCTCCCATGCCTGCCACTGAAGCGGACCTTGGCGTTTCGGGTCCTCCCAGACGTTCAGACTGGCATCGCCGAAGCTCACGGTGCCGTTTCGATCAATCGTTGGCATGCTGCCTCCTTGTAGCTGCCCGGGTCAGCCCCCGGCGATATTCGGGAACCGGGCGAAGGGGATCTCGTCGTTGAAGTCGTCGAAGCCGCCGCCACCGCCTTGCGGGGCCTGGCTGGGCGGCGGGGCGCCGTAACCGGGCGGCTGGCTCTGTGGCGGCCGGCGCTGCTGCTGGCCGCCCTGGCCATAACCGCCTTGTGGCTGGCCGCCGTAGCCGCCGGCCGACTGCCCCTGCTGGTCGCCGCGCGAGTCGAGCATCTGCATGTCGTTGGCGACGATTTCCGTGCTGTAGCGGTCCTGGCCGTCCTGCCCCTGCCACTTGCGGGTCTGAAGCCGCCCCTCGATGTAGACCTTGGAGCCCTTGCGCAGGTACTGCTGGGCGATCTCGGCCAACTTGTTGAACAGCACGACGCTATGCCATTCGGTGCGCTCCTGGCGCTGGCTGCTCTGGCGGTCCATCCAGCTGTCGGTGGTGGCCAGCCTCAGGTTGGCGACCGGGTTGCCGGACGGCATGTAGCGCGTCTCCGGATCCTGCCCCAGGTGGCCGATGAGGATGACCTTGTTCACTCCGCGTGCCATGGCGGCTCCTTGTAGGCGGGCGGCCGCGTGGGCCGCCCTGGTGGGTTACTGCGCGCTGGTCTTCAGTTCGGCCAGGCGCGCCTTGTAGGCCTCGTTGACCACGCCGTGGTCGGACTCCGGCACGTGGCGAGCCAGGTCGATGGCCTCGGCCATCTCGTCCCGGGTGGTGGCCTTCTTGATCTGCTCGCAGACGTAGGCGCAGGTGATCTCGCCGCCGGGGCCGGCGCCTTCCGGCGGCGTGTCGTCGGCCTTGGGCTCGGCCGTGGTCTCGTAGACCTCCCGGGCCTGGCGTTGCTGCTGGGCCTTCTGGCGGCGCTGGGCCAGCTTGTCGCCGACCCGTCCGGCGGTACCGGCGCGCTGCTGCTGGCCGCCGTTGGCGGGCGCCTGCTGGGCGGGCTGCCCGGCCTCGGGGGTGATATCGCGCTCCTCCTCGGCCATGCGGATGCCCTTCAGCTCCGGGGTGAAGGTGTCGCGCAGCGCGAAGCCGCGGGCGCGCATTTGCAGCATGCGCTTGGGGTACTGCTGCCAGGGTCCTTGCTTGCCCAGCAGCCCGGCGTCCTTGGCATCGGCCATGCTGAAGGTGTAGTGGGCGACGTTGCCGTTCGGCCGGCGGCGCACCGTGCAATTGGCGACCATCTGGGCGCCTTCGCCCTCTATCCACTCCTGAAAGTCGGCCTCGGACCAGGCTGGTGCCGCGCGGCAGATGGCCAGCATCATGTCGCCCCAGATGGTGGGCCGGCCGTTGATCACCGCGATGTTCTGGATGGCTTGCAGCGGGCTGGTGATACCCAGCTCGACGCCGGTCTGCCAGGCGATCATCACGTTGCCGGGCTTGCCCTTGTAGTCCTTCGGCGCCAGGTCGCTCTGGGCGATCATGTCGGACATGCGCCACACGTCATCGAAGGTGCGCGGCGTCATGGCCTTCATGAACTGGTTGCGCACCTCGTTGCTCGCCAGCTCGACGTCGCTGGAGGATTCGGCCGAGGCCGGAGCGTGGAACTCCGGCTCCTGCAGGTTCTGATGCTGGACGGCTTCGGCGGTCTGGGTGTCGGTGGTCATGATTCGCTCCTTTTGACGTATCCACGGATGAGGGCTTCGCGTTCGAACTCCTCATCGGGCGTGCGCATGGCGTAGAGGGGGCTGCCGAGCTGGCGGTGGGTGAGCTGGGCCACATGGCCCAGCATCTCGTCCCAGGCGAGACGGTCGACGCGGCGGTCGCCTTCGATCACGTCGAAGTGCCCGTCGCTGTACTGCTGGATGATGAAGGTCCGCGCAAGCTCGCGGGGCGGCAGGCGAGGCGGCTCGGCAGGTGCCGGCCGCCGCTTGGGGATGACGGTGACCTCGCCCATGTCAGGCCGCCTCCTCGGTCTCGTGTTCGCTCTGGGCAGCCAGCTGGTCCTTCTCGGCCTTGTTCATCTTCCCGTAGCGGATATCGACGTACTCGCTCTCGCCGACCTCGACGGTGTAGGCCTTGCGCTTCACCACCTTGCGGCGCATCACCTGGTCGTCGCCGAAGGTGGCCACCGCGGCGTCGCCCATGGCCTTGAGGATGCGGGCGCGGGCCACCTTGGCGGTGGTCTCCAGGGCCTTGATCTCCTCCTTGGCCTGCTGCTCGACCTTGCGCCAGTGCTCGAGCTCGGCCAGGTCGACCATGCTGCCATCGGTGCCCGGGTACAGGCGCTTGAGCAGCTCGATGGCCTTGGGGTGCTCGACGTCGATGTCCGGAAGCTCGCCGCGCTGAATGGTGGCCCACAGCTCGCCCTCCAGGGCGATCAGGTCATCGATCAGGTCGTCATCGCGCAGGATGGGGTACCAGCGGGTCTCCCAGCCGGCGATGGTCACCACCAGGAAGCCCCACTCGTAGCCGGTGACGGCCAGCTGGTGTTGCACCTGAATGAAGTAGTCCTCCGGCACCTCGCCTGTGGTGCACAGCCCCCCGGTGGTATGCACGTTGTCCGGCTTGCCCCAGCCCTTGGCGAACTCGACGTTCTTGAGCTCGGCCACGCCCGGGCCCTTCACGGTCTGGCCCATGACCAGCTCGAGCCAGGCCGACTGGGCATCGGTGACGCCGACGATGCGGCGGTCGATGTTGGCCATCATGAAGGGGTGCTCGGGGTGGGCCAGCATGCAGTTGAAGTTCTGGACGTTGAGCCCCGTGAACTCGGCGAAGCGGGCAGCGGTCACCGGCTCCATGACGTGGCCCATGGCCATCTTCTGGCGGCGCCGGTAGTTGGCGTCGGCGTCGTCGCTGGAAAGGCCCAGCTTGCGCTCGGCGATCTCGAAGGGAGTGCGGTGCTCGCTGGCTCCGACGGCGGCCGCGGCCTCGCTGGCCCCGATGCCCAGGCCGCGCAGCGACAGCCACACCTCCTCGGGCATATCCAGGGTGGCGACGCGATGATTGGTGGTCAGCTCGTGCTTGGCTTGTTCAATGGTCATGCGCATGGTGCTATCCTCGTTCGGGTGATGCGATATAGGTTGTCGGTCACTGCAACGGGCCCCGTCAGGTGCGAACTGGCGGGGCCTTTTCATGCGAATTGAGAGGCGCGCCTGCAGCGCTCTCGGTCGGCGAAGTTCCAGTAGCCGTCCTTGCAGTTGCGCTTCCCCTTGGTGCGGCTGCGGCCGTTCGAGCAGAACACCTTCTGGTAAGTGGTCTTCACGTGAAGGCGGCGGCAAGTAGGGCAGCGGATGGTGGCGCCGACTTGGGCGCGCCGGGCGTCGGCGTAGAGCGCGCGCATGCGGTCGCGATCCGACTCGATGCGCTCGTCTTCCAGCTCTCGAAGATCATCCTCGGCGCCACCGTCGGACATGTCGTCCAGGGCATCGGCTTCACTGCATGTATTCATGACGTCTCCTGTGTTTGTTCGCCGCGAGCCTTGGCCAGGGCGGTGCGAGCCTGGTCCTGTGCCGGGCCGCTGTTTCCACATACGCTGCGCTCCACAGCTGCGAGCAGAGTTTCCAGTGCCTCGTACAGCTCCTCGCCTGCCTTGCGCTTCATGCCGCGGGCCTCGGAAATACGGCGCTGCTCGGCCGCCAAGTCGTCAACATCACCCTCTCGGAACATCTGCCGGCAGAGGTTGTTGAAGTGCTTGTGCGTCGGTATCCATGGTCTGTCCTCGCCGCTGAATGACAGCCGAGCGACCTCTCGCGCATCCAGGTCCCTGGTCCGGGCCATGACTTTGCCGTCGTTGAACAGCTGAAAGCGCACGCCTTCTTTGTGGTACTCCGGGTAAACCGGGGTGGGCTGATCGTTCATGTCAGGTCCTCTGAGGCTCGGGATTGTCATGCCAGGGCGCGGGCTTCAAGGGAATCGAGGTGGGCATCGATGCGTGCCTCGTCTCGGCGTGATTGGAGCGTGGCTTCGTGCTGATCCAGGATGGCGAGGTCGTCGGCGTCGGTGATCTTGGCCAGCAGCCAGTTGGCCTTGTAGCCGCGCCGGTCGTAGACCTCGTATTCGATTTCCGGCCCGCTGGGCGGCTCGAAGAAGCTGCCCGAATCGGCGGGGGTGTAGCTGATGACATCCACTAGGCAGGGGATGCCGGCGATGCGGGTCTTCATCATGAGCCGTGACCCTCCCGGCCCTGGCGTTCGCGATGCCAGTCGATAACCGCCCGCAGGCTGCCGCGGGCAGCGCTGGCGGCGTCCAGGCTATCGATCCGCGTGGCGTCCTCGCTGGCGGCGAGCAGTCGGCCCAGTCCGACGGATAGTTCGGGGCCAAGGTTCGGGTCGTGGACGGCTTCACGCAGGGCGCTCAACAGCTCGATGTCGTCGATTTCCATGCAACCTCCGTCAGCGGGTCAGAAAGGCGAGCACCACGGCGGAGACGATCAGCGCCATGGCGATGCTCAGTCCGTGATTGACGATCAATTCGGTCACTACGCGCTCCACAGTTGGAGCAGCGGGGCAGACTGCCCGGCGTAGCGGTTATGGAAGTCGGCCCAGCGCCTGGCGTTGGCCTTGTCTTGAGCGCTGAGGATATTGCGCGGGTTGAACGGCCGACTGGCGATAATGGGGTGCTCGGGGCCGGTGATAATCACGCCGCGCGCTCGTTGCTGGGCAACGTGTTCGATGAAAACCGGGCTGCGTTTCATGGCTGCACCTCGTCACCGCAAAAGCGTGTGATAACGGCCGGATCGATGTGGGTGGCCAGCGCTCTGGCCACGGCTGCCGCTGGGTTCATTGCCATACCTCCTTGAGCTCACGCTTGAGCTGCATGTCGCGCAGCTTTTGGTCAATGAGTCGTCGGCAGGCGTAGCGGGAGGCGCCGCGCTGGTCGTTCAGCATGCGGCGTTCGTTTTTTGTGATCGGCGTCATACCAGGCTCCGTGTATCCGTAAAAAAGCCCGCGCGGTGGCGGGCAATACGCAGGGAACTGAAGTGCCGGTTACAGCGTTCGGCGCACTTTTCGCAGGCTTGGTTATCGCCCTGTGCTGAAACATCGGTGAGAGCCCTCACTGCCAGGGCGTTTCAGCAAAGACTCTCACCGGTGCCGCCTGTATTCCGGCCCAGGCGCGGGCTCGATCCTGCTCGCGGTCATGGCGCGCCGTATCAACCTCGACTGTGCTCATGACTGCTCTCCCCGTGCTTCATGCCACTGTCGTTTTGTGCAAACCACCCAGGCGTGAGAAAGCCCGACGTGGTGATCGCGCTTGATGTAATTCTTGCGCCACCACCGATTTTTCGAACCGATGTATCGGGCAACGCTGACATGATCTCCGTCCCATTGGGGTATATTGGCGGCACACCATTTGATGAACGCTCTTGCCTTATCGGATGGAGCGGGGTTATGGCAATACCTGGTCACATGCCTTCTCCACTCGACGCCGTGCCGACAACAGCGCGTCGACAGCATCGATAATCGGATTGATCTGTTCCGCTGCTAGGCCTTTGAGATGCCGAGGCGCGGCGCTCTTTGCGTACCGAAGCGCTGATTCGCACATGATCCAGTCGCCTGCGTAGGCGAAATGAAGCGCTGTAGATAGGCTTCGATGCGTCTGCGAATTGGGCTCGTACAGACCGACGAGCGATGAGATTTCGGCGATCATGTGGGGCGCTCCAGTGAGGCTAGGAGGGCGTCGGCATGCTCGATGGCCTCACTTGTTACATCGGCGACACGGTGTCGCCCGTCGTCGAAGTATCCGCTGGCAAGCAGTCCTTGCATCGCCGCCATGGCGAATCGCTCGCGCTTGGATAAACCATTGAAATCCTCGTCTTCGTGAAGACCTGGCACCGGCATCGCCGGCCTATCTGCATTTTTCATCTAACACGCTCCGTCATTGAGTGAATTGCGCCAAGGCGGGATTCGAACCCGCAACCAGCGGCTTATGAGGCCGATGCTCTAACGCAGGGGTAGGGGGATGCGGTGGCCGGTACTGATCTCCGGCCTGGACTTTCACCGCAGGGGCGGGGCGCGATCCCCGCATTGTGTCGTCAGGCATTCATCCCAACCCGAGCGTACCGAGCTACCGGCATGCCCAGTTTTGGGCGGCTGCATCAAAGGCTTTCGTCCTGCCGTTTGCACGGCTTTTCCAGACGCACCTGCTGCGCATCAGCCTGCGCATTCACCGCATCGGGAAGGGCTCGAGCGCGGACCCTAGCCGTCTGCCGGGGCTACCCGCAGCATTGCCGGTTAAATGCCGGGTGCTTCTAGGCGTCAGCCGTCGCCGACCCTGCTTGCAGGCCGAACCCTTCCCGATGGCCCCTGTTGCCAGGGGCCGGGCGTTACTGAAGCCGTCGGTCGCCGATGATTGCGCGACCGCGACTCATGCCCGGTATTCTCAGCCCCGGGCGGGGCGCCAAGTGCCACTGTCGCAGCTGCCGCGTCTTGCTGGTGACACGTCGTGGAGTCGCTTTCCTCCGCGCTTGCCGGCGCTCGCCAGGGTCTACGGCATCCCACCGCGATTATCCTGACGACCCGCTAGGGTCGACGTGCCCGCCTGTCCGGCATGAGGCCGGATGGCGCCCCCTTACCAAGCCAGGGGGAGGCGTGACCAGTTGTTAAAGAGCCGTGGCGGCCGCGTCAGATGACGACGGCCGGGATGTCGTCAAGACGCTTCGTCAGGCGCCGAGGCGCGTTGCGACGAAGGCTGTCTGGATGCCCGTCGCACATGGCGACGATGAGCAGCAGGCACAGCGGCTTGATGAATCCACGGCTGATGGAGAGGGCGACGAGGTGGGCAGTGTTACGTGCTCCTTCACGCTCGCAAGCGATCTGGAGATGGCGACGAACCGTTGCCAGTGCGCAGCACAGGGTGTCGGCGACTTCCTGAGCGGTGTTGCCGCGTGCCAGGAGCTCGACTATCTGTGTTTGACGCTTGGTCAGGCTCATCTCGTCCGCCTCAACAATCAACCGATGCGTTGATAGTAGGAGTCGAGGCGGAACCAGTCAACTATAGAATTGACTTTCTACCGGGCGGGACGCCTAATTTTGGCGTAAAGAGTTGAATCTACAGTAGAAAAAAATTTCCCTGCACGCTCCTCCCTGAGTCGGTCGAAGGCGGTGTCCAAGCGGCGGAGGGCGTCGCGTGTCATCGTCCCTGACGCTGGTAAAGGCTGGTTGTTGCGGTTCTCCATTGGTACCCCACGGCATAGCTGTGCTGGCGGGTCTTTCCTGCCCGCTGAGCACGGTGACTTGGTTGCGATGGCCCTCCCGGAGGGAAATTCCATTATATCGCCGGCTAACTGACTTTTGGGAAAGTCCGCAGTTGATTTCGGAGATTCAGGGGAATTCGGCCCAACAAGGACGGAGGCGGCGAGTTATCGCAAGACAAGGGAGGCGAGGTAATCGTAGGCAGCCCTGGCAGCACGAAAGTCGGCAGCCTGGCCGCCGCGGTCGGGGTGAGAGAGTCGGGCGGCGCGCCGGAAGGCAGCCTTGAGGGAGGCAAAGGGTAGCGGCCAGCTGTCGCGCGCAAGGCCAAGCGTGGCGAGCGCCCAGGAGAGGCTGTTCTCGGGGAGTTCGATCAAGGTGTCGAGTGGCGGTCTCGAGCCAGCATGATGATACTCGGGCGGGTGATCGTCGTTCATGAAGGCATCGAAGTCGTCGTCGACCTCCTCGTCATAAGGCAGGAAGTCGGCGGGCGGCGCCACATGATAGGTGCGCCCGGTCGGGCGGTGCTCGACCTGCCCCGTCACCTCCAGCGTGTCCCGAGGCAGGGCGGCGATGTCGACCAAGTGAAGGCGCCAGGCCGGATGCAGGAAGCCGGCTGACGGCTGGAAGGGCAGGGCATCGACCAGGACGCGGCGGGGCGTGCGGCGAATGACGCGATGCAGGGTGTCGCGACCGTACCAGTCGCGGGCGTATAGCAGGGTCACGGTCGTCGGCTGGCAGCGCTCCGAGGCGGGACGAGCCGCCCTGGCAGTGAGGCGCTGGCGTGTGAGGTATCGCTGCAGGAAGGAGGTCGGGCGCCTGATCACATCGCCGCGGACCACCGCCTGCAGGGGTGGGGCGTCGTCGTCGCGAAGCGCGAGTGGCGGCTGGCCGATGAGGTAGCTGGTCGGGCTGGCCCACACTGCCCATTGCCTGCCATGCGTGGACAGGAAGGGGCGAGCGTCTCCGGACAGCTCAGCCAGGTTGGCGTTGATGTGGTGATCAGGGCTGAAGCGCAGGCGTTTGGCCATGCCGAGCATGACGGCGGTGGCCAGCATGTCGGCCTGGTGGGCGGCATAGCCTGAAGTCAGCGGGGCTCGGCTCACGTCAGGGCTGGGCGCGATGTCCCACAGGCACCACAGCCAGCCGCCGCGGCGCTCGGCCCAGGTTACCAGGTCGTGAGACCCCGCCCCGGGCAGGGCGACGACAGACAGATAGTGCTCCTTCATGGCAGTGGTTAGCCGTTGGCTTCCGTGCCGCCGTCAGTGCGCGACTGCCATTCGCGCTTCTTCTGAGACACCTCGAGCAACAGCTCGCCGCGCGCCTCGCTTTCCGTTCTGCCGGCTAGCAACAGGTCATGCGCCCGCCGCATTACCCACAAGAACTGCTCCATGGAGCCGTTGGGAAGGAGCTCGGATACCACCAGCTCGGTGACGTCGTAGGCGGTGCCGAGCAGCTGATCCGCCGGCCCAAAGCTGCCTTCTCCGCTCGAGACGCCGGTTCGCCCCGATAGCCAGGCCAGCGACACGCCGTAAAGGTCTGCCAGTCGTCGCAAGGTCTCGCGCTCCGGCTTCGACTTGCCCTTGGCCCACTTAGATACCGCCGCCGTGCCGGCGCCGGAGTCTTGAGCGATGACCTTCTGCATGCCGTAGACCTTCTCCCGGCGATGATGCTTGAGGGCGGACTCCAGGATCCGTTCCCAGACAAGGCGCTTCTCTTCTTCTTCCGAGGCAGGTCTCGGCATTGGCTTGTTCCTCCGCCATGCCAGCGATGGGTGGGTGATGAACGTCGAATCAACAATCGTTTGGTTGATTATAGGCGCCATTCCCGCCTTGCCAATTCATCGGAAACAACCATTTTTTTGCAGAATCAAATCTACGTGGCATACTCTCTACCATAATGTTGATTCTTCTGGTGGAAGGCCCGTGACGCAGAACGCTAGCAAGGCAGAGATGCCGACCCTCCGAGAGCTCATCCGTGATTGCGGCGGCCCCACGGCCGTAGCGCGGGAGCTCGGCTGCTCGACGCAGAACGTTCACAAGATGATTCAGCGCGGCCATCTGCCGTACTCCGAGCTTCGCGAGAGGTCTCGTGCCGATGTGCTGGCCGGGATGCAGCGGGAGGGAGGGCTTACGGCCGACCAGATTCGCCGAATTGGGTTCGGCATCTGACAGGAGGTACGGCAATGGTGGTTTCCAGTGTGTCAGAGCTGATCGACGTAGTGGGTAATGGTCGCCTGGCAGCGGCTTGCGACGTCCATCACGCCACTCCATGGCATTGGCGTACCAAGGGGCTTCCCGCGCAGCCCAAGCGCCGAGCCCAGCATTATCGCCGAGTGCTCGCCGATCTGGCGGGCATCAGCACGTCGGAACTCTCTCGGCTGGAAGCCGGGGAGGCGGTTGAGGTTTCCGATGTGCAAAACGCCGGGTAATCCCCGGACACAACAACGCCCCGATCGGCTGCCACCGCGGGGCGTTGCTGCACACCTAGTTTGTGAGGTCCAGTATGAATGAAAAGGCATCAAGCGTCCAGTTGACTCCGTTCACGTTCGATGAACGTCAAGTCCGTGTGATTCAAGGCGAAGACGGCGAGCCGCGCTTCGCTGCCAAGGATGTGGCCGAGGCCCTTGGCTACGTCTGGAAGGGGCAGTCCGGCTCCCTTGGGCACGTTCCCGAGGAATGGAAAGGGGTCTGTTCCGTTCAGACCCCCTCCGGACGCCAGCAGATGGCTGCCCTGACCGAGCAAGGCCTGTACTTCTTCGTCGCCCGTAGCGACAAGCCCAAGGCGCTACCCTTCCAGAAATGGCTGGCCGGCGAGGTGCTGCCCGCCATTCGCCAGACCGGCGGCTACCAGCTGCCCGCTACCCAGCCCGACCAGGCGCGCCTTACCGGCGAGCTGGCCCTGCTGGAGTGTTTCTGCACCCTGAACAACCCGGCGCCGTCGAGCCGTGTCGTGCTGCTGGAGAAAATCGGCAGCGCTCACGGGCTGAATACCGCCTGGCTGCCCGGCTATGTCGAAGACGCCCCCGAGAGCGGGCAGGGATCCCTGGACACCGATAGCGCCACCGCCCTGCTGGCCGAGTTTGGTGTGCGCATCACCACGCCGGTGTTCAACCAGCGCCTGGCCAGCATGGGTCTGCTCAAGCGTCGCAGCCGCAAGGCGCGCAGCGGCAGCAAGTCCTACTGGTGCGTGACCGACAAGGGCCAGGCCTACGGCAAGAACATCACCGCCCCGCAGTCGCCCCGCGAAACCCAGCCCCACTGGTACCGCGACCGCTTCCTCGACCTGCTGGCCCTGGTCGGCATGGAAGGTGCGGCATGAGCATCCGTCGTGCGCCACGCCCGCAGAGCAATTTCTACATGCTCGACAAGCGGATAAGTGAGGATCGACGCCTGACGTGGGCTGCCCGCGGCCTGCTGGTGTTTCTGCTGGGCAAGCCCGACCACTGGGAGGTCAGCGTTAAGCACCTGATCAAGGAGACCGCAGATAGCGCCAAGCCATCGCGTCGGGATGCGGTCTACGGCCTGCTGCGTGAGCTCGAAGACGCGGGCTATCTGGAGCGCAGCCAGGGCCGCGGCCAGGGTGGCTCCTTCGGCAGTGCCGACTATGTCGTGCACGAGTCACCGTGTACGGAAAATCCGGACACGGATGAGCCGCAACCGGATTCGCCGGATACGGCTCAACCGGATACGGCTCAACCGGATACGGCTCAACCGGATACGGCTCAACCGGATACGGCCAACCCGACACAAGTAAGTACTGAGGGGTTAGAGAGTATTGAGGGGTCAGGAAGTATTGACTCCCAGCAACAGGATGGCGAGCCCGATGCCGCACCTGCTGCTGATGCCGATAAGCCTGGCATCGCCCCGCTGGACGCTGCCTTCGAGACCTTCTGGCAAGCCGGCATGCGCAAGGCCAACCGCAAGGCGGCTCGCAAGGCCTTCGAGGCGGCTGCCAAGGCGGCTGACAGGCCTGTGGCGGAGTTCGCCCAGTTCCTGTCCGACGACATCGCCCGCCGCATCGCTGCCGAACAGCTCGGCTTCGATCGCATGCACCCCACGACCTACCTGAACGGCGAGCGCTGGGAAGACGACATGCCACCCCCGCCTGCCCAGACCAATGCCAAGCCCGGGCGAGCCGGTTTCGCCCAGCCCAAGCCTGCCGGCAGCTACCGCCCGGCCGATAACGACATGCCCCAGTGGGCCACGGAGGGATCATGAGCCAGCACCTGACTACCACCCCGGAAGTTCGCGGCCACCTGGCCAGCCTGATGGCCGGCAAGGCCAAGACGGCCGACAAGGCGTGCCGGATCCACGGCGACTACGCGGCGACCCTGATGCCCAACGGCAAGTGGAGCGAGTGCCCGCAGTGCCTGGACGAGGACCTTCGAGCGCAGAGCCAGGCCGCCATCCGCGAGCAACGTTCGACGTCCGTGGAGCAGCGCCGCGCCAAGATGCGCGAAGGCGCCATGATCCCCAAGCGTTTCCGCAACCGCACCCTGGACGGCTACCAGACCGAGGACAGCCGCGACAAGGCCCGCGTGAAGGCCATCTGCCAGGCCTACGTCGATCGCTTCGACGACCGCTTGGCACAAGGTGGCGGCCTGGTGTTCGTCGGCGGCGTGGGTACCGGCAAGTCGCACCTCGCCTATGCCATTGGCAATGCCCTGCTGGATCGCGAGCACACCGTGCTGGGCATCGACGTCTACGAGCTCATCGACCTGGTGAAGGAGAAGGTCTACCGCGACGGCGGCATGTCCGAGCGTCAGGCCGTGCGCACCCTGGTGGACGGCCTCGACTTGCTGATCCTCGACGAGGTGGGCGCCCAGCTGGGTACCGACTGGGAGATGGTCATGCTCTTCAAGGTGATTAACGAGCGCTACAAGGAGGAGCTGCCGACCATCCTGATCTCCAACCTGGACAAGCCCGAGCTCGAGGGCTACCTGGGGCCCCGGGTCATGAGCCGCACCGAGGAGGGTGGCGGCACCACCCTGGTGCTCGACTGGGAAGACTACCGCAGCCGCGGCAAGGGGGCGTGACCATGACGCGATACGAGCGCGAGGCCCTGGCCGTCATCCGCGACGAGCACCGGCAGACGCGGCGCCCCGTCACGGAACGGATCATCCGCATTGGCTGCAATGCCACGAGTCAAGCCGACGCGCGCGCCGTGAATCGCGCCCTGGGCCGCCTTCGTGACAAGGGACTGGTGGGCATGGCCTCAGGCGGCTGGCTGCCGACGGCTCACGGCATGACTGCCGACCTGGAGGCCGTCGAGCGGGCTGAGGAGGCCAAGCCCGATCCCGCCCCGGAGAGCGTGGGCGTGGATCTCGCCAAAGGGCCCGACACCACTGCTGTCGCCACCATCGTTCGCCAGGAGCCGGCCGCGATGCCAGCCGAGCTCGTCAACCGTTGCGCTGCCATGCATCAGGCCCTGTGGAAGCATGCCACCGCGGCGTATGAGCGAGGGGATGCAGGGGCGGCCGGGGACCTCCTCTGGCTGGCGGAGACCGGCAAGCAACTGCTGGTCGCAGGAGGCGTCGAGGCATGACCCGCACCGCTTCCGCCAACCAGGTCGAGTACGTGATCCAGCACCCGGGGCAGCTGGCCCCGGTCATGAGCCAGGCCATGGAGATGGCCGGCCGCGGCCTCAAGGGCGGCCCGGTGCGCGTGATCCTGACCCGCATCGAGGAGAAGCGCACCGACAGCCAGAACAAGAAGCTGTGGCCGATGCTGAACGACCTCTCCGAGCAGGTCACCTGGTACGGCTACAAGCTCACGCCGGCAGAGTGGAAGGACTTCTCTACGGCGGCCCTGAAGCGCCATCGCATGGTGCCCGGCATCGACGGGGGCATCGTCATGGTGGGGCTCAGCACCAGTCGCATGAGCAAGCGCGTGTTCTGCGACCTGATCGAGTGCATGTACGCCTTCGGTACCGAGCAGGGCGTCCAGTGGAGCGAGCCCGCGCTGGCCCTCTACGAGGAGTACAAGGAGGCCCGCCAATGATCGCCAAGAGCAAGGCCTGGCGCAGCGAGCGCTATCTGGCATGGGTGCGCAGCCTGCCGTGTTGCATGACCGGCGAGGAGGGCTGTGAGGCTCACCACGTCATCGGGCTGGGGTGGGGCCTGTCCGGCTGGGGCCTCAAGGCGCCCGACTCGTTCGTGATGCCCCTGACCCCGTGGGCGCATCGCATGGTGCACCAGCGCGCCGAGTGGCAGCCCTGGCAGGTGGAGTGGCTACAGCAGACCATCCGCGCCGGCCTGACCCACTTCGCCAACGACCCCGACATCCGCGAGCAGCTGACGCACGCGCTCGCCTTCATCGACGCCAGGGAGGGCGCTACGGCATGAACATCATCGGTATCGACCCCGGCAAGTCCGGCGGCATCGCCTCCATCAACGCCACCGGCCAGGCCTCCGGCGACGTGATGCCCATCATCGGCAAGGAGATCGATGGGCACGAGCTGGCCCGGATCCTCACCGCGACCGCCCCTGACCTGGTGATCATCGAGAAGGTCGGCGCCATGCCCAAGCAGGGCGTGACGTCGACGTTCACCTTCGGGGCCGGCTATGGGCGCCTGCTGGGCGTGTGCGAGGCCCTGGGCATCCCGTATCGCCTGGTGACCCCGCAGGCCTGGAAGAAGCGCGTGCTCGCCGGTACCACCAAGGACAAGGAAGCCGCCATCGCGTTCGTGAAGCGGGCCTTCCCCATGGTCGACCTCACGCCGGGCAAGAAGCGGGTGCCCCATGACGGTATCGCCGACGCCGTGTGCCTGGCCGAGTACGGCCGCCAGCTCATGGCCAAGGGGGCGGCGTGAAGGCGGGTCTCGAGTGGCAGAAGGTCAGCAACTACTGCATCCGGGCCGGGCAGTACCGCATCGCCAAGGTGGTGTTGTCCGGCGAGGAGTGGTTCGAGCTGCATGCCGGGGATGAACGCCTGGGCATGTGGCGCGGGAATGCGGCCGCCGCGAAACGGGCCGCGAAGGCGCACAGCAACGGCACATCGAGCTGACACGGGGGTGGCATGGAGCAGGTCGAAGCGGCAGCCAATGCGGTAGTGGGACGAAAGCGCCGGGGTGGGCGTGGTGTCCCGTCTCGCCAGGAGCAGGTATTGCTGGCGTGCAAGGTGGGGGAGCGGCTGCGCGAAGCTCGTGAGATGCAGGGGTATTCGCAGGTCAAGGCCGCCCAGCTTCTGGGCTATGCCAACTCCACCAAGCTGGCCAAGATCGAGGGTGGTCGCGACAGCTCGCAGATACCGCTGTGGGTAGTGAAGCGGGCTGCCCTGCTGTACGACGTGTCTATCGACTACCTGCTGGGCAACACGGAGAACATGGAGGTCGACGAGCGGCGCTGCCACGCCGCCCGGGACACCATCATCCTGATGCGCGAGGAGTGGGAGCGGCACCGCTGGCGAGACATGTTGGTCACCCGCGAGGTGCAGGAGCGCGTCGAGGCCGTGGAGGAGTTGGCCATGCTCATGGCGCAGCAGCTTCAGGAAGCCCAAGACGCCCTGTCCCGCGTCGAGGAGCTGAACCCGCGTCGCTGGGAGAACGTGAAGGGCGGGGCCCGGCTGCAATCCGCCGTCGAGCGCGCTGCCGCCACCGGACGTACCGCCGAGTCGAAGCTGAAGCGCCTGCATCGCGAGGCCCGGGCCGCTGCCGGGGGTGTGCAACCCGAACTGGAGCTGGTGTACACCTGATGGCGAAGTTGACGGAGCAGCAGTGGCAGAAGGCGAGAGAAACCTGGGAGGCGGATTCCCGCGACGGGTATGCCTGGCTGATTCGGGAACTGGGGCTCGACGTGTCGGGCCCTGCCGTGCGCAAGCGCGCCCTCAAGGAGGAGTGGAGCAAGGGCGGCGGCAAGGCGAAACCGGGCGGGAAACCGAAAACCCAGAAACCCAAGGCGAAAACCGGAAACCGGAAACCACGGCAGAAACCGGAAACCCCCGTCGAGGAGCTGGAGGAGCTGCCGCCGGAGCTTGCAGACAAGGCGGAACCGCTGGAGGAGGCCGATTCCATCCCGTTCGATGAGGGGGAGGAGGGGCAGGGCGCACCACTTCACGGCTTGACCCTAACGCGCGTGACCACGATTTCGCTCGAGGACGACTTCGGCGACAGTCCGCTTCACGACATCTACGAGACCGACGCCCCGGGGCGCACCAAGTACCGCCGGCAGTACGCCCGGCTGGCCTACAAGCATGCCCTGCTGGGCGCGACGCCCGCCCACGTCGCCAGCCTGCTGGAGGTGACCGAGCAGACCGTCTACGACTGGATGAGCGCCCATTCCGAGTTCCGCGCCGCCATGGAGCAGGGGCGCATGGACGCCGACGCCAACGTGGCGCGCTCGCTGTACAAGAAGGCCACCGGCTACACGCATCAGGCGGTGAAGGTGTTCCAGTACCAGGGGCAGCCGGTCGTCGTGCCCTATACCGAGATCGTCCCGCCGGATACCGAGGCCGCGAAGTTCTGGCTCAAGAATCGCCAGCCCGAGATGTGGAAGGACAAGGTGGAGGTCGAGGAGAAGCCCAGCATCGCCCTGGTGGATCGCGAGGCACGCCGGGAGCGCATCGAGGCCGCGCTGGAGAAGGCCGCGCAGGTCGAGCGCGAGATGCGCGACCGGGCCAACCGCCTGGGGCTGATCATCGACGGCAGCACGGGCGAGGTCGACGATGGCGGCATAGGCGGGGTGGGCGATGGCTAGGAAGCGCACCCTGCTGCACGAGGATCCGCGCTGGGAGGAGTTCAGCGACGACTTCGCCGGCGACCTGGTGGGCTTCGCCATCGATGTCGTCGAGCTGCCGCCCACGCCTCAGCAGATCACGCTCTACAACAGCGTGGCGCCGTCGCGTTCCATGGTCTCGGTGGCGTCCGGCCACGGCACGGGCAAGACGACCGCATTGGCCACCATCGTGCTGTGGCACATGCTCTGCTATCCGCAGTCGATCACCCTGCTGACCGCCAACGACATGGCGCAGCTCAAGGCCACGCTGTGGAAAGAGATTGGCATGGCCGTCGAGCGCATCCGCAAGGGGCCCTACGGCTGGATCGCCGACCATATCGAGATCCTGGCCAACGGCCAGATGCGCATCATCGGCTTTCCCGACACCTGGTTCGTCGAGTCCAAGACCGCCAACGAGAAGACCGCCAACAAGATGGCGGGGCGTCACGGCGAGTGGCTGATGATCATCGGTGACGAGGCGTCGACGCTCCCCGACGCGGTACTGACCACGCTGCGCGGCGCCCTGACCGAAGAACACAACCGCATGCTGCTGACCTCGCAGCCGACCCGCAACTCGGGGTTCTTCTACCGGACGCATCACGACCTGAGCAAGCTCAACGGCGGCGACTGGACGCCGCTGGTGTTCTCCTCGCTGGAGTCGCCGCTGGTCAGTGACCAGGCCCTCAAGGAGCTGTGGGACAGCTACGACGAGGACGAGCGGCGTGTGCGCCTGCTGGGCCAGTTCCCGCAGGAATCGGGCAAGCACATGATGAACCTGCCCGTGGCGGAGTCCATGTATCGCCGGGGCCGCATCATCGGCGACGACGAGCCCTATGGCTGGGTGGTGCTGTCCGATATCGCCAGCGGCGAAGGCTTGCGCGACAAGTCGGCTATCGTCGTGGCTCGGATCATCGGTTATGGCGAACGCGGCCCCGATGCGCGCCGCGTGGAGATTGTGACCGTGCCGGTGGTGACCAACAACGTGCGCGCCAACGTCTTCGCCGGCGCCGTAGCCGAGCAGGGCGACCCCTATGACGGCGTGACCTATGCCGTCGACTCCGGCGGGCTGGGCATCAACGTCTGCCAGGACCTGGAGGACATGGGCAAGCCGCTTCATCGCATCAACTGGGGAAACCCGTGCTTCCAGAACAAGAACAAGGAGCGCTACCTTAACCTTCGCGCTCAGGCCATGCACCAGGCCGCGCGCGCCGCCAAGGAGGGGAGGCTGTCGATCCTGACCGGCGAGTACCGCAACGCCATGCTGTCGCAGTCGAGCCGCATCCCCAAGACCTTCACTGACAAGGGGCGCATCCGCGTGCCGCCCAAGCACAGCAAGGAGTGGGAGGGCATGGCGTCTCCCGACCTATGGGACGCCGTGTGCTTCGCCTTCATCGAGGGGCTGGTCTACACCGCCAGCCAGGAAGGGCCGGGCGAGGGCCGCACTCTGGGTGAATCACTGGAGAGTGAGGTCGAAGCGCTCTTTGGTGACGTGGTGTAAACTGATCGCTCTCATCATCGCAACGCCACGGAGCCATGGAATGACCCGAGTCCGCCACGCCATCGCCACTACCCTGGGCGCCGCCGCCCTGTTCGCCAGCACGGTCCACGCCGAGCCACTGGTGACCCGCGACCAGGTGCGTGAAATCACGACCATGATGTACAACGCCTACCAGTATGGCGGGGCGGCGGAGATGTACCGGGCGGAGAGTCAGTGCTGGGAAGACCTGACGGCTGCCACGGGCGATGCCGAGGTGATCGCGGCGGCTTGCGGCATTGCCAACGTGGCGGCAGCCACGATCGAGGCCGGGTATGCGCAACAGCAGGGCCGCCTACCGGTGCTTGAGTATCGCGCCGATGCCGCCATTACCCGCATCGAGGAGCGCATGGCTGAGAATCAATTCAGTCAGGCATCCATTGAGCGCATGAAGTCCGAAACCCTGAACCCGCACTTGGGCAGCGTGCTGGCCGCACTGTCCCTGGCCGGAATGTGAGGAGAAGTCCTATGGAAGTGACGATCAAACTCGAGAGCATGCTGTTTCCCTATCGCGAGGCTATTGTTGAGTCTGCGTCGCGCGTATTGCCTGCCGGAAGCACATTGAGCGCCGAGGCGCTCGACAACGATGACATGGGCGCCGGCCAAGGGGTGAGCATCCAAGTCATCGAGCGTGAGGATGAGCTGGATTACAGTCTTCGCGAAAAGCTGCTGGGCGCAATCAAGGAGCGCGCGGAGCTCGAGGTCTTTCGGGAGTGGTACAGGAGCTTCCCGTTGCGCGGCAGTGCGTCTCCATTTTCCATTTCATCCCAATAGATAGCGGGGGCTAAGCATGCAGTGGTGGAAGTTCGCTTGCCCTCGATGCGAGGCTGGAGTTCTGGGTTACACCATCCGCGAACCAAAGGAGGGTGATGATCGTGAAGACGTCTGGAACCATAACACTTTCCTGATTCATGGTGATGGTGCCGCGACAAAGGAATACGATATTGTCGCCTGCGCATCGTGCGGCGCTCAGCGCGTAGAGGTTGGCGAGCTATCCATGCGGCATGTTGAGCGTTGCGATGCCGAGCAGTCGCGGCAGCTGACAGAAAGAGTGGAAAAGTCCAATAGCGGAGAAGCGCTCGACCCTTTTCCGTCCAGCCATCAATTACATGGCTTCTGGGAGCTTTCCGAGCGTGAGCGCGAGGGACCAGTTTGGGCGCTAGGGTTCCAATCCCCCAACAGGCAGCCGGCCCGGAATGGATCTATAATCATGATTAGTAACATGAAAAAAATTGCTAGTAACGTGTACTTGGTGAGGACTCAGGCTGGGTTCAGAAAAGCTGTTCAGGATTGCTTTTCTGATACATTTGAGGACTTGCCGTGGATGATGAGAAGTAGAATGGACGGGAACCCTGATAGTTATCCAGCCGTCGTGTCTCTAACGCTAGGCTACAAAGGAGATGTGTTCATTCAGTGCTCCAGCGTTCATGTTGAGGTAATGAAAGAGGCGTTAAGTAATGCTTAATGTAGCGCAGACAATAGCGCAGACAAAGAAGGCGCCGCCGGCGGTTATGTTCTACCCGGCTTGGGTGACGGGGGCGGATGTCGTCATGTCTACAGCGGGCCATTCCTCGCGCGAGGAGGCATTGACTGCAGCCAAGGCTGATCCTCGTTGCGGAGAGGGGGTGACTCCCATTGCTATGCCGGGCCCTGGAGGAGGGGTGGTGGTGTTGGATAAAGCGGGTAGGGTAAAGGCATAAGGATAGCGTTAAGCTAGTTGACGAAAAAGGCTTTGGAGTCTTCGTCCTTAAAGCACAGGAGTATCCATGGAAAGTCCCAATATATACCGAGACATGCTGAATAAAAGAGATGTGCAGGGATTAGCGAAGCGCTGCGGACTGAAGTCTTTTTTAATGGAAAGAGGCGACGCGCCCTTTGTTAGAGTTGAGTCGGGTCATGGGTCAGGCCCTCGGGGGAGCTATTACCATTACGCGCTTCTTTCTACCGACGGAAAGCTTGTAGCGCTAGGTGAGGAACAGGGTAATTATGCGGGCGGTGAGTATGCTTTCGCTCCCGGCGCTGAACCAAGAGGTTTTGCTTTCCCCCGTAGGATTGACCTTGCGGCGATAGAAGAGCTCCCCTCTGAGCTGTCTGGCTTTCTGAAGAGTATCGGGGCAACCAAGGGGCTTTAATACCAGGAAAACCCCGCACCAACCCCTGACATCCCTACCGCATCATGCCCCTTGTGGAAACAACCGTGAGGGGCATGACCATGCAGCAACCTCCGCTGATCAAGTACAACCTGAAGGATCGTGGCCGCCAGCATCGCGGCGTGGAGCGTCACTTCGACATTCCGGCCATCGTGGCCAGCATCAACGGCCCGGCCACTCAGGAGCGCGTGCAGACGCGCGGCATGCTGGGCTACTTCGGCCACTGGCCGCGCGTGCGCTTCGGCATGGAGCCCGCCGAGGGAGGTGTGGCCGACGGCAAGGCGCACGCCATCGAGCCCGCCGTGGTCACCACCCACCTGAAGGCCTACGACGACGGCACCATCGAGCACCAGACCGAGTTCCTCGATACCGCCACCGGCCAGCTGGCGTCGCGCATGTACGCCAACCGGGTGGGCGGCTTCTCGACCGCCATCGATCCGCGCAAGCCCGAGCTCTACGGCTTCGATTGGGTCAACGACCCGAACTACTCGACCAACCGCGGCTATGACCTGGTGCTGGACAGCGTGACCAGCGGCGAGATGACCTTCGACGACGTGCTGTCCGCCGAGCATGCCGAGCAGGTCGACGCCATGAACCGGCTGTTCGAGATGATGGAGGCCAACCTGCGCCTGGCCATGGATTCGGCGACCCGCTTCGAGCACGAGAACAGCGAGCTTCTCGACCTGCTGAGCAAGCGCGAGGAGCAGGCCAGCCAGGCCGCCCTGGTCACCGACAGCGCGGCCGCTGCCGACACCGCTCGCCAGCTGGACCGCGACCGCCGCTTCTTCATGGACTCCGCGCTGCCGCGCTTTCAGGATCCCGAGACCCGGGAGGAGCACGACCGCGACTACCTGCGCCTGAAGCGTCGGATGTTCTTCCATGTTTGAGCCCGTCAAGGTCGGTCTCGGCGAGTTCCTGCAGGACTTCTACGCCGAAGTGGTGCCCACCACCAAGCCCCTGCAGGAGTTCGTCGAGCGCGGCTTCCCGTACTGCGCGGCCTGGGCGCCGGCGCGCATGGTCGACAAGGCCGAGGAGATGCTGTCGCAGTGGCAGCGCAACGACACGCACCAGGCCGCGACCCGGCCGCCCAGCCTGCCGGTGATCCTGGTCGCCGTGGCCAAGGACTGGACGCCGACCGAGCGCAGCTTCACCACGCAGATCGCCGACCCGGTGGACATCACCTTCCCCGACGACCCCAAGCAACGCTACTTCCGGGTGCGCACTGTGGCCGGCGAGGTCCGCGCCCAGCTGGCGTTCTTCGCCAGCGACGAGCCCACGGCCAAGAGCCTGGCCGCCCAGTTCCTGCTGTACCTGGATTCGCCCAGCCGTCGCCGCTTCCTGGCCCGCTACCCGTTCGCCGGGCTCGAGCACGAGTACCCGGCTCAGGTGGAGGCCCCGGACAACCCGGCGATGAACGTCGAGACCGGCAACAAGAACCTGTCCGTGCTGGCCGTCGACCTGGTGCTCAAGGTCACGGTGCCGCTGTTCATGGCGCCCAAGGCCGGCGAGCCCAACGACGGCAAGGGCGTTCCCGGTACCGACGACCCGGCCGGCTATCCGCTGGTGTCCGAGGTCGATCCCGAGGAGAGAGAGGTCGCCCCATGATCCAGCTGCAGGCCAATATCAGCGGCTTCGCCGGCAGGCCCGCCACGGTGCTGGGCGCCCTCGACGAGGAGACCGGCATCCTGGTGGTGGCCGCCGTGACCGACATCATGCCTCGCCGCGACGGCTGCGTGGTGATCGACACCAACACGCGGGCCGACCGCGATTCGCTGTTCGAGTACGGCGACCTGAAGGAGGCCATCACCGCCTATTACGACCTCAAGGGCACGGTGGCCGCCGACGGCCGTAGCGCCTGCCTGCGCTTCATGGAGCGCGCCATGCGCGCCGACCCGGCCGGCGGCATCGAGATGGACGGCGTGGACACGACGGGCCCCATCTACCGCATCTCGCCGGACGCCGGCAATGCACAGGTGGGCGCCCTGGCGCTGTGCCGCTACGCCAAGCACTACGGCGCGGTGGCCGACACCCTGGCCATGGCCGATGAGCTCTCCCGGCTGCTGGCCGGGCAGGCGGTGACCATATGAGCGTCGACCGCAAGAGCCAGGCCGCGCGGGTGTTCTATCGCCTGGTGCGCGACTTCTCGCAGTCGGTGAAGCCCTGGGAGCAGGCCATCTATCACGACGTGGCCCCGGACGAGCGCTGGGACATCACGCTCACCGCGCGCAAGGTCTACGGCGACGCCGGCGAGTTCCTGGCCATCATGGCCGCCGCCGGCATGGAGACCGTCGACCAGCCCCTGGAGCAACAGCGCCTGGTGCTGCCCAGCGCCGACCGGCTGCGCGCCTTCAAGCGCCGTGCCGGCTTCGAGTCGCGTGCCGACTACCGCGACCGCGACGGACCGACGTGGAGGACTGATTGATGGCCGGTGATCCGAGGGCGATATCCAGGCTCAGCGGCAGCGCCGCCGAGGCGCGCGCGCGCGCGAGCGAGGACAGGCAGCAGCGCCAGGCGGCGCCCAACATCCTCAACCCCAACGAGGTGCGCGGCGACTACGACGCCAGCCGCATGCTGATGACCACCCTGGGCGGCGAGGTGCGCCCCGTCACCGCCGACGACCTGGCCATGTTCCGCCACAACGCGCGCACGGCCGGCCAGCGCTTCAAGGGGGGTATCACCGCGCGCCAGGTCATCGACCTGTCGCTGTCCGTCGATCGCGACCGCGCCCGGCGGCAGATCACCATGGCGGTACCGTCGGCGGCCCGTGGCGTGCGCAGCAGCAACCGCCAGGTGTCCGCCCTGGAAGTGCGCTTCATCACCAATGCCGGCCCGGACAGCGACGTCAGTCGCCACCACGTCACGGTGGAGTTCACCGGCTACCAGACGGCCATCGCCTCCGGAGCGGAGAGCGTGAAGCGTGCGGCCGCCCGCCTGCGCAAGGAGGGCATTCGCTTCGACTGCGACTGTGGGCGCCACCGCTACTGGTACCGCTACATCGCCACTATCGGCCGCTACAACGCCGGCCGTCCCGAGACCGGCTACCCCAAGATCCGCAACCCCAAGCTCAACGGCGTGGCGTGCAAGCACGTGCTGCGCGTCATGTCGGAGATCGAGGGCGGCAGCGCCGTGCAGGCTTTCCTGGCCCGCGCCATCGAGAAGGGGCGGCAGACCGAGGACGGCAGCGGCCACATTCGTCAGCGGCAGAAGGAGGCCGAGAAGCTGGCCGACAAGCAGGCCAAACGCCCACGGGGCGGGCCTTCCAATACCGGTGACCGCGACTTCGACCGCGCCCGGCGTGCCCTGCGTCGGCAGAGCCGGGCCACCACCACCAAGCCCAAGCGCACGGCCAATGGCAGCAAGCGAATGCAGGCCCTGGGCGCTTCACCGGCCGCCCGTGACAAGCTGATCGCCACCGCCCGCGAGCTGGGCCTGACGCCCGAGCAGGCCATCGCCATTCTTCAGGGAGGCAAGTAAATGCTCAACAACGTGCCGACCGGCATCAACGCCATGGCCCGCAACGTCATCATCAACCACCCCAACGCCTACAACTGCGAGGTCTACCGGCGCCGCGTTGGTCGCACCAGCGCCGATGAGGTCGGCGGCGCGCCCACGCTTGGCGGCATGGCGGTCATGAGCTCCGAGGACGAGGACGATATCCGCTGGGAGCTGGTCGGCCTGGGCTTCGCGCTGCCGGCCGAGCAGTTCCAGCCGTCGCCGATGATGGACCGTCGCGACGCCAACAACGGCTATGCCGACGAGCTGCGCTTCCTGATCGAGCCCGAGGAGATGGTCGGCGACCCCGGCGGCTTCGAGGTGCTGAAGCGCGACGTCATCTACCTGCTGCTGGGGGAGGGCGAGAACGCGCCCAAGGTGGCCTACGAGATCGTCGAGGTCGAGGCCGTGGTCAACGTGCCGCCCTTCGTGCCGCGCTACGTGGTCAACCGCCGCGACGACCTGGACATCATCGACCCCTCCGCCCCCGAGGACGACACCATTGCCTGACTTCAGCTGCTGCTGTCGATCGTTGCCGGCCTAGCGCCGGCTTTTTTGTGCCGCAAACCCGGAAAAACGCCCGAAACCGGCCGTCGCGGCACCTTCAGACTCGAACCATCCGGCCACCTGGTCGGCCTTGCACTTCCCTGTGAGCAAAGGAGAGAGGGCTATGCCTCAGCACTACTACAGCCGCGAGACCGCCGAGGTCGCCGAGTTCATCGACAGCCTGAAGCAGGAGTCGGTCAAGGGCGGCGTCTTCGATTCGGCCGCCGCTGACGACTTCCTGGCGAATGCCATCAACCAGGCCACCGGCGTCAAGGTGCCGGAGAAACTGCAGGTCGCCCTCGACGAGGCCGACGACAAGACCGCCAGCATGGTGACCCGCGCCATTCTGGACGGCGTGGCTGTCTACGAGCAGGCCCACGGCACGTCCTGCCCGGCCGACGTAATGCAGCAGGCGATGCACCTGGCCTACGCCACCACCAACGACGCCCGCCGCAAGATGGGCATGCAGCTCGACTCCGCGACCAGCGAGGGCCACGACGCGCACTCGCTCCAGCCCAACCGGGCGGTGGTCGCCATCCTGGCCACCCTGACCGAGGCTATCCCGTTCGCCCACTACCTGCCGGCGGACATCAACTCGAACGAGGCCAAGCTGGCCATCATGACTCACCAGGCCGGCCGCAACTACGGCAGCTACTCCGTGGGCGACATCATGGACGGCGGCAACAGCGGCGACGCCTACATCACCTCCGGCCGCGAGCACAAGTGCACTATCGTGACCGACGTCGACGGCCCGACCGGCGACATTACCGGAAAGATCACCGCCGTGCAGGCCACGCCGGAGACCTGCGACCCGGGCGCCGCCACCGTCAAGCTGCTGCGCGGTCGCTCCCTGGTCTACCTCGACGGCATGATCGTCGCCAAGGAGGTCAACGCCACCGGTACCGGCGCCTCCACCGTCAGCGGTCAGGCCGAGATCGGCGGCACTACCCACCAGATCGGCGGCACCATCAACCCGGATAACGGCGACATCGCGCTGACCGCCAACCCGCCGCTGCCCGAGTCCGCGCATGTGCTGGTGGAGGCCTTCGTCGACTACGAGCGGGCCCCGGAGCTGACTCCGGAGATCATCACCGCCGTCGACACCTTCCAGCTGTTCGCTAAGCCGTGGCGCGTGACCACTCACCAGACCATCGACAGCCGCACGCAGATGGCCAACGAGCTGGGTCTGGATCCGTACAGCGAGGGCGTGCTCGGCATCCAGTCGCAGTTCGCCAACGAGCGCCACTACGAGGTGCTGCGCAAGGCTCGCCGCCTGGCGTCCCGCAACCAGGAGAGCTTCGACTTCGCCTGGGCGACGCAGGGCGACTACAAGTCACGCTCCGACGTGTGGCGCGACTTCAACGCCGTCGTGGGCGCCGTCAGCCAGCGCATGGCGCTGACCACCATGAACCACGGCGTCACCCACCTCTACGTGGGCGAGAACGTCGCCGCCCAGATGCAGGGCCTGCCCGCCGATATCTGGGAGCCCTCCGGTGTCGTCGAGCGCCCCGGCATCTTCCGCCTGGGCCGCCTGTTCGGCCGCTACGACGTCTACTACAGCCCCAAGGTGGTGCTCGAGAGCGGTGGCAGCGCCGAAGTGCTGTGCGTGGGCCGCGCCACCGACGTGACCCGCAACCCGTTCGTGCTGGGCGATGCCGTGCCGCCGACCGTGATCCCGCTGGCCACCAACGCCGACCTGAAAAGCGGCGCCGGCTTCTACGCGCGCAACTTCACCAGCGTGAACCCGCACCAGCCCAGCTCCACCGGCTGTGCGCTGATCAACGTCACCAACCTGTTCTAAGGGGAGTAGCACATGACTCGACTGGTGATTGGGCGCCCCGTGGTGGGCAAGACCGGCGCCAATGAAGCGGCCAAGCAGGCGTTCAGCGGGGAGAAGTTCCCCCTGACCGTGCGGGTCGTCAACAAGATGACCGTCGTCCTCAGTCTGCCCGAGGCCGGCATCAAGCTCCGCCCACTGGCCAGTGGCGTGGCCACCTTCCGCGACTTCGACCGCCTCCAGCGCGCGGTGTCGAGCCTCGAGCAGATTGCGCGCCTCAACAATGCCAAGGCGCTGGTCGAGCTCGTGGCCGGCGAGACCGCAGGCGAAGCCGACCAGGAAAGCGGTGGCGAGACCACTGGCGAGGGAGGTGGCCAGGCCTCGAGCGAAAGCGAAGCCGACGGCAATCAGTCCGGCGACCCGGCGGTTACCGTGATTCAGGACGACGACGAGGCCTTCATCGTCGAGGTGCAGGGCGTTCGCTTCGAGCCGCTGCGCAACCAGGTGTGGGAAGACGGCACGCTGACCGCCGGTGGGCTCAAGGCCTTCGAGGAAGCCAAGGCCGCCGCCGAGTCCGCAGAGTAAGGGGGTAGCAACCGATGAGCGTGTCATTCGTTCGACAGCTCGGGGCCGAATCGGGGGTTCAGCTGAACCCCCTGGTCGACAACTCCGAGATCCCGACGACCGGGATGCAAGACCAGGTGTTCGCTATCGCCATGCGCGCCACGCGCGGGCGTATCGATCGCGCCTTCAAGGTCAACCGCAGCGACGTCCGCCAGCGCCTGGGGCACGGCGAGCCGATGCGCGACAACGAGCTCAACGAGGCCTATGTCCACGTCCGCGAGGCGCTGGACAGCGGCGCCTACGAGGCCGTGGTGGCGCGCCTGCATTCCGATGCCGCCGTGCTGAGCTGGATCGTTGCCACCGAGGTGCTGGACGACGTGTCCAGCGAGCCCACCGGTGAAATCGCGTTCACCGTCTCCGAGACTGAGCCGGCGACCGACTTCCTGTTCGCCGTGAAGCATCTGGAGTGCTTCAACGATGGCGTCATGGTCGAGTTCCGCGCCGACGAGAAGCGCGAGGGCGGGGTCAACGTCGCCAACGACGTCATTACCCTGCGCCTACTGGAGCCCAACGGCGAGAAGCTGATCGAGATCACCGGCTCCCTGGATCGCGACGCCAAGGACGACAACGGCAACAGCTTCTACCTGCCGACCGTCATCGAGGCGCGCACCGACCGCCTGGAGGTGATCACCGGGGCTACGACCACCATCGCGCCGGAATCCGACGCCTACGGCTACGACGGCCTGTACCGCGAGAAGTGGTCGACCTCCGCGGTCATGAGCTACTTCGACGAGGGCGGTACCGCCTACACCGTCGATGACTACGTGCGTGCTCGCGAGCAGCTGTACGGCACCCAGCACGGCTATGCCTACATCGCCTCCGGCGGGAGCGAGGCCCCGGGGCTGATCGCCGAGCTGGCGAGCCTGGCCTTCGACACCAACCGCCAGCTGCGCATCGACGTTCCCGGCGGACTGGACGTGGAGGGCGCCATCGCCTTCGTGGAGCAGATGAACCTGGGCGGCCAACCCGAGGCCCACCTGCTGCATGCCTTCTGGGCGCCGCTGAAGTCCATGGACCCGACCGGCATCAACGGCAAGCGCCACTTCGGTACCGCCACGCTCAACATCGCCATGGCGTGCGGGCGCAATGCGCGGATCAACGCCAAGGGCTTCGCGCCCAAGCACTACCCGGTGGCCGGGCGCGAATGGCCTATCAGCCGTCAGGGCATCGTGCAGACCTACAGCCCCAACAACCAGGAGCTCAACGCCCTGGCCCGGGCGAAGATCAACCCGGTGATCTTCGAGAACTACTCCGGGGGCGGGCGTTATGTGTTCCGCGACTCGCTGACCAGCGCCATGGTCGACTCCAGCCTGAAGAAGCTGATCGCCGTCGCCGACATGTCGACTTCCATCGACGACGCCGTGACTCGCTTCGGCAAGGACATCCTGCAGCTGCCGATGACGGTCGCCATCAAGAAGATGCGCGACTTCCTGACCACGCATTTCGAGGCGGCTCAGGCATCTGGCTGGCTGGTGCCGTCCGACGACCCGGCGATGAATGGCGCGGCCTGGCGCTTTGAGGTGCAGCCCAACGAGCAGCGGCCCTATGAGCTGATGGATGTCCGTTACTGGCTGCGCTACGACGGCACCACTCGCCAGATCCACGTGACCCAGACGCTGAGCCGCTAAGGAGAAACCATGAGTGAACTGCAGAACGTGCTCCGCGGGCTGATGTACCCCGCGAAGCGTGAGCCCAAACCCGCTGCCGATCCCGAGGGCACGCCCCGGCGCTTCCTGGTGCTCGACGACGCGGGCGAGCCGGTGCTCGACTCCGCCGGCGAATATGAGCACATGAGCCTGCGCATGGATGCCGTCGCCGTCATCCAGCAGTGGATCGAGGAAGACGACCTGGACGATGGCGAGAGCAGCGCCGACCGGCTGCTGGCGATGATGGTCGGCATCGCCGACGACAACCAGGACGGCGAGCTCGACGAGGACGAGAACGAGGTGGTCGACGTCGCCCGTGAGGCGGCCTGGGATTACCTGTCCGCCGTGGGGATCGAGGACGAGGATATCGGCCTGCTGCTGGACGACTGGGACGACGAGGCCGCCGAGCGCATCCGCGACGCCGTGGCGGCCGCGCTGCCCGACGGGGATGCCGCCTTCGACGCCATCGACGACTTCACCTTCGACGAGGCCGACCAGGAGCCGGTGTTCGACGCCGCCTATCGGAAGCGAACCGTGGTTCGAAACGGCAAGAAGAAGCGCGTCAACAAGCGCGTGGCCGGCAACGTGCGGCTGTCCGGCAAGCAGAAGCTGGCCATCCGCAAGGCGCGCAAGAAGGCTCATAACCCGCGGGCCAAGGCGCGTCGCCTGAAGTCCATGAAAGTGCGCCGCCGCATGGGCATGTAATCCGACGACGGGTGGGGTGCTTGGCGGCCAGTGGCCGCCTTTTTTCTGACGGGAGCCTGATATGACGCTGCCATTTACCGGCCTGGGGCCGTTGTGGGACGGCATCAATCCCAGCCTGATCGCCTCGATCTACGAGGTGGATCACAAGGGCGAGCCGCTCGACGAGAGCGCGCGCGTCCGCTGTCTGTTCGTCGACGACGCCAACCTGGAGGCGACCTTCAACTGGCAATCGCCGTTCGATGGCGCCGGCCCCGAGGCGAGGGCGCCGACGCTGGCCGCCATGCTGCAAAGCGGGGCCATTCAGCCCATTGCCGAGCGACTGGGCGAGGGCGCGGGGAGCGCCACCAAAGAGGTCAGCGAGACCGCGCGCGGGCGCACGGGCATCACCAAGCTCAACAGCACGCAAGTGTTCAGCGGTATGCCGCCCATCCGCCTGCAGACCACGCTCATGCTGCGCGCCTGGCGCGACCCCGGCGCTGAGGTCGAGGAGCCGCTAGACCAGCTCATGCGCTGGGTGTTGCCCCAGTACCTGGCTCCTGAGGGAACGCTGCTGACCGCAGCGCTGGACTGGTACCAGCAGGGCGAGCGCGACGTGAACGGCTTCGTCGAGGCGGCCATGCCGTCGGCAGCGCCTTCCCTGCTGGCCATCCGCTACAAGGGTCGCACCTATGCCCCGATGGTCGTCGAGAGTATCGGCGTGCCGCTCAATTCCCCCTCCGACAAGTTCGGTCGATTCATCCAACTCCAGCTGCCGGTGACGTTCAGCACGCTGACCGCCATTGATCGCCACGACTGGGATGCCATGAAAGGAGAGTCCCGATGATCCACTTCCCGGTGCTGCGCACCCGCCGACTGACGGTGCGCATGAAGGAGCTGGCGATGATCGACGCCATCGCCCTGGCGGCGATACCGCCGCACCTCAACGAGGAGGCCACCACTGCCTTTCTGCGCGCCGCCGTCGATGATGTGCAAGGGGTGGAGAGCCCCGAGGACTGGACGGTGCAGGAGCGCACCATGGCCGTCTGCCACTACATGGCGTCCACGCTCGACGATGGCCCGGACTTCAGCCTGGCCGACGGCAAGGCCAGCTTCTCCGACTACCTGCTGGGTGAGCAGGACTACCCGGGGGAGTGCGTCGAGGTCGGCACCCTCGAAGGCGACCGCTGGGAGGCGCGCCACCTAACTGGGGCCCTGGCCGGCGCCATCGAGCGCCTGCAGGGTGAGCTGCCCGGGGTGTCCGGGCATGCCCACTGGCGTATCGGCCGCATGGCGGCCCAGCTGATCCCCAACGGCGATGCCGTACCGTCTTCCGGCGACGTCGATGCCGCGCTGATCGAGCGCATGCGGGTCATCGCCAACTACCCGGAGAGCGCCTTCGTCCAGCTGATGGACGCTTTCGAGCGCGCCCGGGCAGAGCTTGATCACCTGTTCCTGGTGGATACGGACGAGCACGGCTTGATGGCCCTGCCAAGGGAGGGCAGCGCGGCTGAAAAGCCGCCTGCGCGATTTCCAGTTGGCACCTGCATCACCGACCTCGCGCTCTACCTGGGCGGAAAACCAGCGGCTGCTGGCCCATAGCCTCGCCCTATATTCGTCGACATCGCTGCCCGATGCGCTACGCATGACGCACAGCGAGGCCGAGGCCTTCTTCGAGGGCAAGGCCTACGCCGATTGGCGCAAGGGCAAAGAGCAGGAACTGAAGCTGCAGGCGGCCGTGAATGACCGGCTCAACGGGGTGATTCGCGCCTGTGGCGCCATCGTGAAGACAGTGGCATCGCTAGGGCGCCGGTGATAGGCGCCGCAAAGGTGCCGGCCATGCGCAATGAGGAGGGCGATGTGGCAGAACCAACGACCAGCGCAGCGGCGGCAACGGCGACAGCGACCGGTATCGGGCTGGCGGCCCTGCTGCCCTGGATCAACGCCAACGCCCTGATGGGAGCCGCCCTGGGGGCCGGGCTGGTGGCCTACACCAAGACCGACCTTCGGGCCTGGCAGCGTATCGGCGCGCTGCTGTTCTCCGCCCTGTGCGGCTACCTGATGACGCCCGAGATCGTCGCCCAGACCCCGGTCACCCATGACGGGGCCGGCGGCTTCATCGGCGCCATTGTGATCGTCCCGCTGTCGCTGAAACTCATCCAGCACGTCGAAAGGTTCGACCTGGCGACGTGGCTCGACCGCCGCAAAGGCAAGTGAGGCGAGGCAATGGCTGAGACGAGCGTTATCCAGAGCATCGCACCCGTCGTGGCGGCGTTCAGTTACTTCATCGCGGCCGTGCGGCTGGCCACTTTCCGGCGTGGCAGCCGCCGCTACAAGCGCCACCTGTCGCTATTCGCCAGCGCCCTCATCGGCACCCTGCTGTGTGCCGGGCTCGAGGTCGTATTCCTCGAGCCGGAGGTGAGCGTCTTCCAGAGCGCGCTGGCCCTGCTGTTCTGTGTCCTGACGCTACGCGCGCGGGGCAATGTCGCCACCCTGATGAGGATGCCCCATGACGGATCTACTCAAGCGCGGTAGCCGCAGCGATGCGGTGCGCCACCTGCAACGCGAACTTGGCTTCGCTGGCGATGATGTCGACGGCATCTACGGGGCTATGACCGAGCGCGCCGTGCGGCGCTTCCAGAAGTCGAGAGGCCTGGTCGCCGACGGCATCGCCGGCCCGAAGACGTTCGAGGCGCTGTCCGGCGAGGACACGGCGCGCCGCCTTGGCCAGGGCGATATCGAGCGCGTCGCCGCGAGACTGGGAGTCGAGGCGGCGGCCGTTATGGCGGTCAATGAGGTCGAGTCCAGGGGTAGCGGCTTCCTCGACGATGGTCGTCCGGTGATCCTTTTCGAGCGTCACGTTATGCGGCGCAATCTGCGCGACATCGGGCGCGACGCCGACCTGCTGGCACGCCACCTGCCGGAAGTCGTCAACAGCACGCCTGGCGGCTATGACGGCGGCGCTGACGAGCACCGTCGCCTGCACCTGGCGCGCCAGATCGATGAGGGCTGCGCCATCTGCGCGGCGTCCTGGGGTCTGTTCCAGATCATGGGGCATCACTACGCCAGGCTGGGATTTGACACGCCGCAGGAGATGGAGGCGGCAGCCGGCGACAGCGAGGGGGCCCAGCTGGAGATGTTCGCCGCGTTCATCGAGTCCGATCCGCGTCTGCACCAGGCGCTTCGAGCGCACGACTGGGAGGCGTTCGCGCGGATCTACAACGGCCCGGCCTATGCCAAGCATGACTACCACGGCCGCATGGCGGCGGCATTCGACAACCACAGCGAGGCGCTGAAGGAGGCGGCATGAACCTGATCACCAATATCGTCGGTACCGTGGCAAAGCCCGTGTTCGACATCATCGACAAGGCGGTCACCGACAAGGACCAGGCTGCCCGGCTCAAGGCCGATTTGCAGCGTCGCCTGATCGACCAGCAAGATGCCGGCCTGAAGGCGCAGATGCAGATCATCCTCGCCGAGGCGACGGGCGAGAGCTGGGCGCAGCGCAACTGGCGCCCGGTGTTGATGCTGGTCATCGTCGCGATCATCGCCAACAACTACCTGCTTGCGCCTTACCTGGGGGCCATGTTTGGCGTCGGGCTCCAGCTCGAGCTGCCCGAGCACATGTGGAACCTGATGACGCTGGGCGTCGGCGGCTACATCGCCGGCCGGTCGGGGGAGAAGATTGCCGGCACGCTCAAGCGGGGCAGCGATTCAGGGGGTGGCAACCTGATGGGCAGCATCGACACACGGTAGCGGTAGTCGACCAGGAAAACCGAGACCCTTGCAGCCTTGGGGCGGCGATACGCTGGCACCCCAAGGCCATGCTGCGCCATGGCTGCGTCGCCTCCGACTCACGCTGACCCAACGGGAATAACGCCATGACCGTATCTACCGCCAACTACCTCAAGGGTTTTTACGACCAGACGAAGGCCATGGGCCAAAAGGTCGTGAACTCCGACTTCACCTTCGAGATCGAGGGGTTCGAGCAGACCTACCTACTGGCCCGGCAGTGCCCGTGGCCGACGGTTGCCACGCAAGGCGAAATCGAGGTGCCGACCCCGCTGGGCGCCGCGGCGTTTGAGCCGCAGCAGATCCGCACCAACCACCAGGGGCAGGTGACCCTGATGGAAGTGACGGCCGGCACCATTGACCAGATGCTGGTCGACATCATCGCCAACGGTGGCACCTTCAACGCCAAGATCTACGAGGGCACGCCCGAGCGTTACCTGCGCTACAAGCGCATCACCGATGCCTTCGTCCAGATCGACGATCCGGACCGCGACTGGGAGAACCGCAGCCAGGTTCTCACCTTCAGCGGCACCATGTTCTTCCACTACTTCGGCGAGATCGTGGAAGGCAACAGCACGGATTACCGCTGATGGCCACCCTGGCGAGCCTGGCGACCCGGTTTGCCGAGCACGAGCGCGGCGCCGCCAACATCCTGCCGCCCGAGTCCGTCACGGCCCTGGCCGTGGCGGCGGTGTCGTTCTACGCCGGCTTCGCCGAGCTCACGCACCTGACCGACGGCGCCGATATCGATGAGAACCTGGAGGTCACGGTGTCCGAGTGGGCGGAGATTCGCCCGCTGTTCGTGCTCTACGTCGAGCGCGAGAACGCGCTGCAGCTGGAGGCGACCGGCATCCTCAGTGCCGGCGGCGGCTTCGGGCGGTCCAGCTCCGAGGTCGGCGGCGAGATTGCCCAGATGGAAGCCGAGCTGCCGCGTCGCGTCTTCTATCACCCGGTCATCACGATCTAGGGGGTAGGGCATGGAGCTGTATTTCGGCGAGAACGGCGACCAGCGCATCCGCGGCGACTTCATCCGCCGGGCGGTGCTGCGCTCCGACCTGGTGCCGATACCGCTCACCCTGGAAGCCGAGATCCGCGTCGGTACCGAGACCGCCCAGCACTTCGAGGTCGGGCGCTCGATCACCACCTATGACGGCGACGCGCTGGAGATCATCAAGTCCGAGCACGTCCAGCAGGCGCGCATGCAGGGCGACGACCTGTCCGGCTATGTGAGGCTGATCGCCACCCTGAAGCCAGTGACGCCTGTGGCGTTCATCAAGCCCCGGGCGGTGATCAAGCACGGCGCCACCCTGGCCGAGGTCTACCGCGCGTGCGGGGCCACGCTGCGCGGCATCGAGGGCGACTTCGCGGTACCGCGCTTCGTCTGCCTGGCCGGCGAGGCCCACACCTATCACATCGCTCGCGCCCTGCAGGAGGCGGGCGGCGTCGTCAGGTGGCGAAACGGCCGCCTGGCGTTCATCCCGCTGGGATCGCTGTTCGACCAGGAGCCGGTGGACACCATCGTCGACTCCGCCTCCGATGACGTGGAGTCCGGCTTTCTTGAGCGCCACGACATCCCGTGGTTCTACAGCCTGAATGCCGATGGCGAATTCGTGTATGGCAATCGCGGCAAGCCGCGTGCGGCGCGCTTCCAGCCCGGCGCCAACGCGATGACGCTGCGCAATATGACGGGCTGCCTGGTGCTGACCAAGGTCACGCGCCTGAAGTACACACAGAGGATCGCCGCCGGCGACCTGATTGAGGTCGTGGGCGGGGAGCCGCTGGTGGCCATGACGGTCGCCAACCTGTTCGCGCCCGGGGCCGATGGCGACGCCCCGGAGCAATTCACCCGCGTATGGCTGGGGAGGTGGGAGCGGTGAGTGCGACCGGAGGCGGCCTGCTGGCCGGGAAGTGGCCGGCGGTGATCACGGCCTACGACGGAGACACTCGCACCTGCGAGGTCAGCATCCCGGGCATCACCGACGGTGCCGAGGGCGGGCTGATCGCCGAGATCGAGTATCCCATCGGCGACAAGTCGCGCCACGAGACCATGACCGAGATCGAGGTGCTGGCCGGCGACAAGGTGTGGGTGGAGTTCATACAAGGTGATCCGCGCCACCCGCTGATCACCGGCTGGCGAAACCCGACGACCGGCAACTCCATCGGCTGGCGGCGTTGGCACAAGGAGAACATGCAGCTGCTCACCGATGCCGAGATGCGCCTGCAGTCCGGCGGTCTGGTGCACGTCAGCGCCAAGGACAGCATCACGCTGCAGGTGGGCAGCTCAACCATCACTCTGACGCCAGATGACATCACGCAGCTGGCGAGCATGATCAACCTGAACTGACAAGGAGGCCGCCATGGCTGCCAATCTCCTTTTCTCCTTCGATGACCTGACCCGCAAGGACAAGGCCGTCAAGGAGATCGAAAAGCACTTCAAGCGCGCCGGCGCCAACCCGGTGAGCGTCGACGTCGACTCCCGCGTCAAGCGCACCAGCGGCGTCAGCTACCGCGAAATCAGCCTGACCTTCTCCGACAGCCAGGTGGTCAAGCTGCGCATCAAGCGCCCGGGTGACATCTTTCAGGTCATGCTCAACCGAAAGGTCATGCCGATGGCCAACCAGGACGATCACACCAAGGCCATCGGCGAGATCGTGCAGGCCATGGACCGGGGCCGGACGGCCTTTCAGAAGCGTCTGGCCAAGGCCAAGGTGAAGCTGCCCAAGCGCATGAAGACGGCGGCCCCGCGCATGGAGAAGCGACTCGAGGAGAAGCGCGACGCCCTCAGGGAAGCCGTGGAAGACGCTCGCCAGCAGCTCGCCGAGCTCACGGCGGCCTAAGGAGGCTCCATGCCAGCGGTCACGAGGCAGGGCGACAGCTGCACCGGTCACGGGTCATTCCCGCCGCGCAACAGCACGAGCGGCAGCCCCGACGTCATGGTCAACGGCATCCCGGCCCACCGCGTGGGCGATGGCTGGGCCACGCACTGCAACGACGTGCCGGTCTGCCACGGTGGCGCTTTGGCAGCCGGGTCGGGCAGCGTCAACGTCAACGGCAAGCCCCTGGGGCGAATCGGCGACCCCGTGGATTGCGGTTCCGCCGTGGCGGCCGGCTCCGGCGACGTGTTTGCCGGCGGCTAGGCCCGCTACAGAGCCCGGCGCGGCCAGGAAAAGCCGACCCGGCCCACCCCTCCCCCTCCCATAGCATGGCCCCATGACGCGCCCGACGTGGCGCCATCCCGCAACCATAGGGGCTATGCCATGACTGGAACCTCACCGCCCGTTCTGTGGAACGACAGTAGCGCCATGCCGGTGGGCATGTCGCTGGATCAACTGCTGTACCGCATCCGGCGCTCCGACGCCGACGACGGCCTGATCTTCGACAGCGTGACGCTCGACGACATTCTGGAGGAGGCCGAGGCCGTCTTCGAGCTGGATGCTCTGGTCGCCACCCAATCCAGCCTGGGACGCAAGGTGCGCAGCCTGGAGCGCGTCATGTCGGCCGGCGGTGGCGAGCTGGAGGTCGTGGCCTCTCAGGTGTCCAGCCCCTTCAAGCGCCAGGGCGTGGTCAACGTCGCCGCCATCTTCGAGCTGAGCGACGGCCAGACCGTGACCGTCATGTTCCACAACCCCGACGCCGGTACCGCGAAGTCGCTGAAGCCCACCGACGAGCTCATCAGCTGGAAGTGGCTGCTCAACAAGAAGGACATCACCATCGTGGTGGCCCCGGAGCGCGGCAGCGACCTGCCGATTCGCCAGGTGGCGAAGCGCATCATGAAACTGGCCGAGAAGAACTCCAAGACCTTCGCGCGCATGAACCAGAAGCGTGCCGAGCGGCTGGAGTACATCGAAGGCCTGAAGGGCGAGATCGGCGAGCTGGAAACCGAGCTCGACGGCCTGACCCGACAGATCGAGATTGCCCGGATTGAGGCCGAGGACAAGGCGCTGAACACGCCCAAGCCGCTGACCAAGCAGGAAGGCCTCGACATGCTGGACGAGCTGCGCCCCTGGCTGTCTCGCCAGCAGTACCGGGCCATGGCCGACGTCATCCGCAAAGGCGAGGAGTCCGAGGCCTACATCGACCGCGCGCAGGTGCTGGCCAACATCATCGACGGCATGGCCAAGACCTATGAGCAGGACGGCAAGGAAATGGGCGAGACCACCGCCTACCTGCACTACTTTCGCGGCGGCGGCGACTGGTACATCACCGAGAAGGACGCCAAGGGCGACGGTACCGAGCAGGCCTTCGGTTGGGCCGACCCTGGATTGGGTCATGGCGAGCTCGGCTACATCGGCGTCGATGAGCTGACCGATGCCGGCGTGGAGCTCGACCTGTACTTCGAGCCCAAGCCGCTGAGCCAGGCGGTGAGTGAAGGCGAGGAAGGCAGCTCGGAGCAGGAGGCCGGGGGCTTCCCGGATGCCGCCGATGCGCCCGGTGCCCTTCCTCAAGATCCGCAGACCGCTGGCGACTTCGCGCGCATCATCGCGGCCGGCGATGAGGCCAAGGAGCGCTACCAGGATCAGCTCGACAGCTTCTTCCAGGGTCGCGTCATCGAGGTTCGCAACGCCCTTCGTGAGCTGGGCTGGGGCGGCGAAAGCTACGGCGACCTGTCGAAGGGCGACGTCGCGCTAGTGGTCAACACCGAAAGCGTCGGCGCCGGCGGCAACGTGGTGGGTATGAACTACACGCTCTCTGGGGTTGCTGGCTTCTTCATGAGCGATTCTCTGGACCTGACCCCTGAGGAGCTGGCGGAGCGTATCGACCTGGGGGTCACGAGTCGCGACAACAACGCCGCGGCCCGCCGCGAAGCGGCCGAGGCCACCATCGCCGGCTGGAAGGCGTCGCTCGCCGCCGGCGAGGCGCCGAGCCAGGTCGATGCCGAGGCGTGGGCGGCCTTCCAGAAGGCTTACCCGATTCAGGCGGCGGCCGTTAAGAACACGCTCTCCGAGCAGATTGGCTGGGAGCGCTTCGTGGAGCTGACCGAGGGCGAGCCGCCCGCCGAGCCCACCGGAAAGGACACGCCGACCGGCGTCAACGAAGACGGCGAGCTCGAGCCCGAAGGCGCCGAGAACGTGGTCAAGACCGCCAAGGGCTCCGAGGTGCAGACCGGCTTTACCGTGGTCGAGGCCGATGAGCTGATCGCCTCCCATGACATCAATGGTGACCCCAATCCCGCCTTCCCGACCGAGCTCCAGCCCCGCGACCGCGGGCGCGATGCGTCCATCGCCTGGGTCAAGAAGACCGCCCGCCAGCTGGATCCGGACAGCCTGGGGCGCACGCGCCGCGCCGACACCGGGGCGCCCATCGTCGGCCCGGATCGCGTCGTGGAGTCCGGCAACGGCCGCACCATGGCCATTCAGGAGGCGTACCGCAGCGGCAACGCCGACGAGTACCGCGACTGGCTGATCGAGGAGGCGCACCACTACAACCTGGATGCCGGCCGCGTGCGCGCCATGAAGGCGCCCGTGCTCGTGCGCGTGCGCACGTCCGCGCTCGATCGCCGGGAGTTCGCCGTCGAGGCCAACCAGGACGACAAGCTGAGCATGACCGGTACCGAGAAGGCCAGGGCCGACGCCGACCGCCTGGACGAGGGGCTGGTCGCCAAGCTGGCCGATGACGGCAACCTGCTGGCCGCGTCCAACCGCGACTTCATCAACGGCTTCCTGCAGTCCCTGGGCGACACCGAGGCCGCCCAGTACATGACCAGCGACGGCAACCCCACCGGGGCGCTGATCGCGCGCATTCAGGCCGCCATCTTCGCCAAGGCCTACAACGACGAGCGCCTGCTGGAAATGACCGCCGACGCCAGCAAGCCGGAAGTGGCCAACGTGGTCAACGCCCTCAACGTGGCCGCGCCGGAGTTCATTCGCGCGCAGGCCGCCGACCAGGCCGGTACCGACGCGCTGACCAACCAGCTGGTGGATAGCGTCGAGGTCTCGCTGAACGAGCAGGCGGTGCAGGCCATCATCGACGCCACCAACCTGGTGCGCCGCGCCAAGGCGGACGGGTCGAGCGTCGAGGAGATGGTCAACCAGATGGGGCTGTTCGGCGACATTCCGCCGGCCACCTCCGCCATGGCCCTGTTCATCAACCAGAACAATCGCAGTGCCAAGCGCCTGGGGCTGGCCTTCAAGGCCATGGCCGAGTTCGTGCGCCAGGAAGCCGAGCGCGGCCAGACCGTGGACATGTTCGGCGAGGGCCAGCAGGCCACCCTCGAGCAGATCATCGATGCCGCCAACCGGGAGCTGGAGAAAGAGTACGGCGAGGGCAGCTACGCCATCGAGTCGCTGGACATGTTCAGCGCGCCTCCGGCCGAAGCTCCCGCCGGTGACGGCCAGCCGAACGAGGACGATATCGAGCAGGCCCGCCAGGCCACCGATACCGAGCCGACCGAGGCGGAGAAGGAGAGCGGCGAGTACGCCAAGGGCGAGGTCGAGATCCACGGCCTGACGGTAGCCATCGAGAACCCCAAGGGCAGCGAGCGTTCGGGCACCACGCAGGAAGGCGAGGCGTGGTCGGTCTCGATCGCTCACGATTACGGCTACATCAAGGGCACCAAGGGCGCCGACGGTGATGAGGTCGACGTGTTCATCGGCCCCGACCTGGAGAGCGAGCGCGTGTTCGTCATCAACCAGGTCGGCAAGGACGGCGAGCTGGACGAGCACAAGGTGATGCTGGGCTTCGCCACCAGAGAGGACGCCGAGCAGGGCTACCTGTCCAGCTACCGCGCCGGCTGGGACGGGCTGGGCAGCACGCAGGAGATGAGCGTCGACGAGCTCAAGGCCTGGCTGCCGAGCGCCGCGGAGGGCAAGCCCGCGGCCGCCGAGGATCCTGCCGAGGAGGCGCCCGTCGCCGACCCGCTGGAGCAGGCCCGGGCCGTCACCCAGCGCGACGAGTTCGCCTCGCTGACCCGCGACTTCACGCGCTCGCTGGCCACCATCAAGGGCATCGATGCCGGCACCATGCCGGGCATGGAGCGCTCGCTGTTCGTCAACTCGATCACCGGCAAGATCAAGACCCGCGCCAAGCGCGACCCGCTGATGGCCGGCGCGCTGCTGGCCTGGCTGGCCGAGCAGCAGAAGGACTGGGACAAGCCGGCCGTCACCGCGCGAAATGCCGTGTGGAAGGCTGCCGACGACTGGGAGGCATACCGCCCCCTGTTCAACCGTGACGCCGCGCCCAGCGGCGGCCAAGAGGCCGGCGAAGGCGAGGGCGGCGCAACCCCCGAGCCCGCCGCGCCGGAAAGCGAGGAGGAGGCCATGCGCCGCAACGACCGCCAGTTCCTGCAATCCGTGATCGACGGCACGGTGCCCGACATGCTGTCCCCCGACCTGGCCGACCGGATCCTGGCCGTCATGGAGCGCCAGTCCGGCGACGCCGAGATGGAAGACCTGATCGAACGCGCGGGCGCCGCCTATGAGCGCGCCATGCTGTCCGCCACCGAAGACCTGTAAGGAGACCCAAGGATGAAGCCTATCTACGACGATGCCTCTGCCGGTGGCGGCGCTCAGGCGATGATGGCCCGGCTCAAGCTGGTGTCCGAGCTGGGCCGCGTGCGCAAGGAGCTTATCGCCCTGCCGCAAGGCATCGCCGCCATGGCGCAGCGCCTGACGCTGGTCAAACGGGCCAACGAGATTCGCACCGAGCTCAAGGCGGCCACCCTGGCCGCCGACCCGAGCAAGGCGATGAAGGCCGAGCGCGACCCGCCCGAGCCCGTCGAGACGCCGCGACAGCCCACGGCAGGGCTGTACAGCCACGACGAGAAGCGCACCAAGGGGCAGCGCCAGAAGGCCAACAACGCCGCCGTTGAGCTGCTGGCCCGCATCCAGTCCGGCGAGACCTCCCGCGAGGAGCTGACCGACGAGGATCGCGCCGTGCTGGCCGGCTACTCCGGTAACGGCGGCGCCCTGGTCGGCGCCGACGGCAAGAAGGGGTCGGCCTACGAGTATTACACGCCCAAGCCGATTGCCGAGGGCATCTGGGACGCCCTGGGCGCGATGGGCTTCAGCGGTGGCAAGATTCTCGACCCGGCGGCCGGTACCGGCGTGTTCGGCGCCACGGCGCCGCGCCATGCCGCCGTGGATGCCGTGGAGCTCGACGAGACGTCGGGCACCATCAACGCCCTGGTCAATGCCGGCCCCGGCTACACGGCCACGGTGTCGCCCTTCGAGGCCGTGGCGGCGGCCACCCCCGACGAGAGCTATGACGCCGTGGTGACCAACGTGCCGTTCGGCACCGTGGCCGACCGTGGTGGCAATCAGAACCTGGACCCCAAGTACCAGAAGGAGACCCTGGAGGCCTACTTCATCCTGCGCTCCCTGGACAAGCTGAAGCCCGGCGGCCTGGCCGCCTTCGTGGTGCCGCCGCGCTGCGTGTCGGGCCGGGGCGGTGCCGAGGTCAAGCTACGCCAGCGGGCCAGCCTGAAGGCCGAGTTCCTGGGCGCCTACCGGTTGCCCAACAGCGTGTTCGGCGCCGCCGACGCGGACACCATCACCGACGTCATCTTCTTTCGCAAGTACGGCCGCGACGCCGCCGAAAAGATCGAGGAGCTACACGAGCAGGCGCCCGAGACCCTGGCCGAGGCCAAGGTCATGTGGGGCGAGTTCGTCGAGGGGCGCTACTTCAAGGGCGAGGGCCGGCGCTTCGTGCTCGGCGAGTTCGTGCCCAAGGACCCCGAGAAGTTCCGCGACGTCGATCGCGTCAAGAACCCGGCCAGCGTCCCCGAGGTGGCCAAGCTGATTCGCCGCCTGCCGGGCAGCCGCGTCGACTGGACGCTGCTGGAGGCCGCCGAGACCCAGCCCATCATCTACCACGAGGGCGACACCCTGACCCAGGCCGGCCAGACCCTGCAGCTGCAGGACGGCCAGTGGGTGCCGCTGGAGGCCGGCAGCCGCGACGTGCGCGGCGCCGAACTGCTGGGGCAGTTCAAGGACGCCTACACCGCCTTCGACGCCGGCATGGGCTATGACGATGCGCTGACCCTGCGCCAGTACATGCGCGATACCTCCCAGAGCCTGGACATGCCGGCCTGGCTGGCGTCGGCGCTGGCCACCCTGGACAAGCTGCCCGACGACGATGCCCGCGCCCGCGCGTGGACGCCCGGCCTGGTGGGCCTGGCCGTGTCTCAGGTGCTGGACGAGAGCGGGCGGGGCAGCGGTACCGACTTCTTGTCCGGCTACGCCAAGCTCTCCGAGGCAATGAAGCGCCAGGCGGCCGCCGCGCGGCGGGTCAAGGGCGTGGACGGCGAGCTGCGTCGCGGCCTGGGCGAGCTGGCCGCCCACTACCAGCGAAAGGCCGGCTTCAGCGCGCTGTGGCGTGGCGACGTGCAGGAGGCGCCCGCCGTGCAGGTGAGTGCCGAGCACGGCTTCGAGGGCCTGCTGTACGAGAATCAGTCGAGCTGGGTCAGCCTGGAGCAGGCGCGCACCGTGCTGGGCGACGGCTTCGACCCGTTCGCCAACGACGACTGGTGCGTGTCCGCCGACGGCAGCCAGGTGAGCCGTGCCGACGACTACTACGTGGGCAGCTACGGCGAGTTCGTGAAGCGCATCGACGCCGAGATGGCGGCGGCACCCAACGACAAGGTGCGCGCCAAGCTGATGCGCCAGAAGGCGGTTGCCGCCGAGCGCATCGACCGCGTGGACGTGTCGCGTATCAGCTTCAACCTGTTCAGCCCCTACGTCACCCTCGAGGAGAAAGCCGAGTTCCTGCGTCGCTTCGTGCACCCCGGGGCGGTGGTCACCTTCGACGACAAGACCAGCGAGCCGCGCATCGAGTTCGACATCCCGGGCAGTCAGCTGACTGACCGCGAGAAGCTGATCCGCCGCATCGGCGCCTACCTGAAGAACGGCACCATCACCCTGGGCGGCACCAAGCTGGACATGGGGGACGCCGAGGGCATCCGCGAGCTGCGCGCCTTGGTCAACAAGGCCAACGAGCAGTTCAACGGCTGGGCGCGGGGCAACGCCAACGTGGTGTCGAGGCTGGAGAGTCAGGCCAACGACCCGGAGAAGCTGCGCTTCGCCCAGCCCGAGGACGAGAGCCCGCTGGCCATCCCGGGCATGAATCCCGAGCTCGAACTGCACGGCTACCAGAACGCCTACGTGCGCTCCCGCGCGCGCGACTTCTCCGGCATCAACGGCTTCGACGTGGGGCTGGGCAAGACCTTCACCGCTTTGGCGGTGGCCCAGTACGTGCAGTCCATCGGCGCCAAGAAGAAGACCGTCTTCGTGGTGCCCAACTCCGTGCTGTCGAACTGGCAGAAGGAGAGCGCCAAGGCCTACGCCAGCACCGATGACTGCCTCTACGTGGGGCTGCGCGACGGCCGCGTGGATTCGTCGGCCTACGACGAAGACCTCAACCGCATCATGGAGAACCGCCACAGCAAGATCTTCATGACCATGGAGGCCTTCGAGCGGATCCGGCTGCGCGACGACACCATCACCGGCTACGAGTCCTACATGCGCAGCGCCGACCAGTCCTTCGCCGAGAGCGAGGACCGCAAGGCCGACGAACGCGCCAAGGGCAAGGCGGCGACCATCGTCGACGTGCTGGGCAAGAAGGACGGCGCCGCCCCCTTCCTGGAAGACATGGGCATCGACTCGCTGGTGATCGACGAGGCCCACGTGTTCAAGAACTCGGCAACCACCGTCGACTTCAAGGGCGGCAAGTACCTGTCGCAGTCGCCGGCGTCCAAGCGCGGCCTCGACGCGCAGGCCAAGGCCTGGGCCATCCGCGGCGGCAGCGGCGCCCGGGGCGATGGCGTCATGCTGCTGACCGCCACGCCCATCACCAACAGCCCGCTGGAGATCTACTCCATGATGGCCCTGGCCGTGGGCCACGACCGCGTGAACGACATGTTCATCGGCACATCGGGCGCCGACGGCTTCATGAACACCGTGTGCCAGATCGAGAACGAGGACGACGAGTCCATCGACGGCGAGAGCCGGGCCATCAACGTGTTCAAGGGGCTCAACAACGTCGAGATGCTGCGCGGCGCCATGCGCCAGGTGGCTACCATCAAGAACGCCGATGACGTCGGCAGCCAGATCAAGGTGCCGGACGCCCCGGAGCGGGCCAGCAGCATCCAGCTGCCGGAGGCGACCGTGGTGCGGCTGGAGGAGTACAAGCAGGCCTATCGCTATGCCGCCGACGCCATGGCGGAGCGAGGCGAGAACCGCGGCGACGCGGCATCCTTCGAGCGCATCGCCGGCAAGTTCGGCGAGCCCATGGAGCTCATCGGCCACCCCTTCAACCTGATCAACAAGATGACCATGCTCATCGCCGACCCCGACCTCGATGCCCGGGTGTCGCGCTATGTGATCAACGACGGCGAGGAGGAGCAGGCCCGCGCCCTGGTGGAGCAGTGGAACGCCAAGCCGCCCACCGAGCAGCGCACCCGCCCCGGGCCCAATGCCACGGCAGAGGAGGCGGTCAGCGTGAAGACCATCCGCGACGCCAATCGCGAGGTGGTCGGCCGCCAGTACAAGATGCCGGTCAAGGCCTGGGTCGAGAACGGCGCCGTCGTGCTCGACACCGTAAGCTCGGACACGCAGGACCGCTTCGAGGCCATGGCCGACAAGGCCGGCGTCGAGCTCGACGTCTCGGTACCGCCCAAGCTGGCCGCCATGCTCGAGAACTTCCAGACCGAGGCGGCGACCCCGCGCGGCGTGGATGCCGAGGGCAACCGCATCCCGCACGCCAAGCAGATCATCTTCTGTGACCTGCTGGGACTTCACAACAAGATCCGCCGGCTGCTGACTCGCCGGGCCGGCGTGCCGGCATCGGCCATCGCCGTCGTCACCGGGCAGCGCAACAACAGCCCGGAGGAGATCATGGAGGTGCAGGACGGCTTCAACGCCCCGGGCGAGGCCAACAAGTACCGCGTGATCATCGCCAACGAGAAGGCGGAAGTCGGCATCAACCTGCAGAAGGGCACTCAGGCCATCCACCACCTGACCATCGGCTGGACGCCGGACAGCCTGACCCAGCGCAACGGTCGCGGCGTGCGCCAGGGCAACAAGACCGAGCAGGTCACGGTCTACCACTACGACGCCGACGGCACCTTCGACACCGCCAAGCGCTCCCTGGTCAACAGCAAGGCGGACTGGATTGGCGCCATGATGAAGCCCGACGGCGGCGACAGCCTGGCCATCAGCGGCGGCATGAGCCGCGAGCAGATGGAGGCGCTGATCGATGTCGTGGGCGATGCCGATGCCGTGACCCGCATTCAGGAGGCGATGGCCGCCAAGGAGGCCGAGCGCCGGGCCACGACCAACCGCGAGCGTCAGCGCATCAACCTGGACACCATCGACAAGCAGAACCAGTTCCTGGCCGACAACGAGCAGGCCAGCGACTGGGTGGCGCGCAAGATGGGTCAACTGCTGAGCGCCATGGGGCAGACCGAGAAGGTCCGCAAGCGGCTGTCGCGCCCCAAGATGAGCGAGTCGGCCCGCGCCAAGAACGAGGGCCTGCTGGCCGAGCTGGAGGTCAAGGAGCGCGGCCTGCAACGCCAGATCGAGGAGGCGGCGACCTTCCATCGGGCCAGCTACAACTACCAGACCCGCCAGAACGAGCGCAGCGGCGACGCCCCGCTGAGCCCGCGCGAGGTGGTGACCACCTTCCTGGATCGCGCCAAGCGCGGCGAGAATCGCGCGTCCGACCTGGTGGAGGCCTTGCGCCGGGGGCGGCTGGGCTTCGGGGCCGTCGATATCGATGTCGACCACGAGTCGGAGCTGGTCAACGAGTGGGAGTCCGAGGTCGACATGGCGCGCCAGATGCGCCGTCAGGCGGTGGAGAGCTACCAGCGCCAGGCCAAGGAGGCCGGCGGCCTGCCCGATGGCGTGGCCGAGGCCTTCGAGGCCGGCAACGGCGTGCTGGTGGGCGACCAGCCGGTGATCGCCGAATGCTTCGTGCTGGCCGACGGCGAGCTGTTCGTGGTCGGTCGCGGCGGCCTGTCCGACTTCCGTCCCGGGGCCACGGCCGTGGTGAACGGTCGCGAGCGTCGCGCCCTGCTGTATGCCCTGGTGCCGGTGGGCGAGATCGTCTACCCGGGATCCGCCAAGTACGAGGAGTGCCTGACCCGGGCCGCGGCCATCGAGGACGCGGCGGAGCGCGCCGGCGAAACGCTCAACACCTACTCCACGGCCTGCCCGGCGGTGGCCACGCGCCGCGAGACCGACGTATCGGCCGCCTACTCGAGCTATACCTATTCGCTGCCGGCCCCGCACTTCCCGCTGGCGGTACGCGCCGAGGAAGTGCCGGCGGGGTCCGAGGTGCTGGCCAGGATCGTGGAGGAGCAGAAGGCCGTCATCAAGCGCTGGGAGGGGTCCGACTTCGTGGTCGGCAACGACGTCGAGGTGGTTCGCGACCGCCCGGCCAAGGCGGAGGCGCTGCGCGACTACGCCATTGCCCACGGCCTCAAGCTCAAGGCGTCCGACCTGCCCGGCGAGCTCTATCGGCTGCGCCAACTGATTCGCGAGGGACTGGACGAGGAGGCCTTCGCCGCGACCCTGGTCGGCGAAGATGGCGACGAGATTGGCCGCAACGTCGAGGCCTTCATGGAGGCCCACGCCCCGTGGTTCGACTTCGACGGCGAGGGCCATTCATACTTGCCGCACCACCTGCAGCGCCGGGCCATGGTCGCCATCGCCGAGAAGCTGCCCGACGACACCGGCGGCGCGCCGGCAGATGAGCCCGCGCCCGCGGGAAGCGACGACGGCGACCCCGACGAGATGGTGCTGATCGAAGGCGATACCCGCGCCTGGAAGGATCGCATCAAGGAGTACGGCACCCGGCATGGCAGCTACCGGCGCTGGGTGCGCAAGGAGACGGCATGGCGCGTGCGCCGCCAGGCCTGGAATGCGCTGATCGCCGACCATCCGCGCGCCGCCCAAGAACTCAACCTGAGAGGCTGACATGGCATTCACGGAACACCTGTTCGACGAGGACGAGATCAAGGCGCTGGCCCGGCAGCGGGCCGCCGCCCTCAAGGAGAATCGCGGCTTCTCAGACTTCCCCGGCTTCGCGCTGGGGGTGATCGAGCGCCGTCTGGCCAAGGATCCGCTTCGGTACCGGGACTATGGGCCCTACTGGTGGTCGCTCAAGGCGCTGCTGATCGACGGCGGCCGGGAGCTGGGCGAGCGCGACGACCCGATGGTGCGTGCCGCTTACCAGGGTGGGACGCCGGCCGAGACCATCGTCATGGCCGACGAGTTCCGCACCCGCTACCTGGCCACGCAGGCGGTGGGCACCAACCAGTTCATCCTGGATGGTGAGACCGGCGCCACCTACACCCTGGAAGACGAGGACATGGAATCCCGCCTCGCCGGCGCCTAAGCCGGAAAACGCCCCGCTGATCCTGCCCTGGTATGGCCCACCATCGGGCCATGCCTAAATCATCTTCCACTGGGCATCGGCGAGGGCTTCTCTCACGACTCGGCATTGGTGCCAAGAAGTGGGAGAGCGAGCACCTCCCCGAGAGCCACGAAATATCGCCGTCCGACACCATGCTCTATGGTGCCGGCACGACCACGGTCGCGAGCCTGCTGGCGTCGGGGTCGCGCCAGGCGCGCACGCGACAGGCCATCTACGACAAGTGGGCGCAGATGGAGGCCGACCCCATCGTTTCGTCCGCCATCAAGCTGCTGGTGACCTCCGCCCTGGGCGGGCACGAGACGTCGGGCGATATCGTCTTCATCGAGAAGCGCCCGGCCGCTGAGCAGAACGAGCAGCTGGGCAAGATCGTGGAGGAGATTCGCGAGGACCTGTCCGGCATCCTCAACCGGTCCGCCTACCCCATGGCCTATCTGGGTAGCGTGTTCGGCGACAGCTACGCCCGCATCTACACGGACAAGCGCGGCGTCGTCGACCTCTACGTGGACGAGCTGGTCAGGCCGCCCCTGGTGCAGCCGTTCGACCGCGGCAGCCGCACCGTGGGCTATGCCATCTACACCGGCGAGCGCAACTTCCAGCGCCTGGACACCACGCAGATGGCGCGCCTCAAGATGCCGCGCAGCCAGTGGGTGCCGCAACACGGCGTGTTCGAGAAGTCGCTGAAGCTGGCCCTGAGCACCGATGACGTCAACGACCTGCCGTTGATGCCCGCCATGGCTGGCGGCTCGCTGATCTATCCCGCCGAGGAGCCCTACGACAAGCTGACGGCCAGTCTGCTGGGCCTGGTCGGCCAGCGCTGGATGGACTCGATCGACGAGCAGATGCTGACCGTGAACCTCAACGACATGTCGCAGGACATGCAGAAGAAGTTCATGGGCTCCATCAAGGACATGCTGACGCGCTCCAAGGAGATCGCCGAGGAGGCGGTGAAGGGCGGCCGGCCCATCATGGAGCGCGTGCGCCACGTCATCCCGGTGTTCGGTGACAAGCAGCTGACCCGCATGGAGGGTGGCGGCCAAAGCGGTCGCTCGGACCGCATCAGCATCGAGGACGTCATGCTGCACGCCCGCCTGCTAGCCGGGGCCATCGGCGTCGACCTGTCGATGATTGGCTTCGCTGACCAGATGAGTGGCGGCCTGGGGGAGGGCGGCTTCTTCCGCACGTCCGCGCAGGCGGCCGAGAGCGCGCGCGTGATCCGCGTGGCCCTGGCTGAGGCCTTCAACCACATCATCGACATGCACACCCTGAAGCGCTACGGCACGGTCTTCCCGGCCAGTGAGCGGCCGTGGAAGATCAACTTCTACGGCTCCATCTCCGCGCTCGAGGCCGAGCGTCAGCGCACCCTCAACGACGGCATGAGTGTCGGCATCGGGCTGACGCAGGCCATCGGCGCCATGCGCGACATGGGCGCCAACAAACGGATCATGGAGGCCTTCCTGACCGACACCATGCAGCTGGACGAGGAGCAGGCCAAGCTCTATGCCGAGCTGGCCGAGATGGGCAAGGATCAAGGCGGCGGCCAGGGGTGGCCATGAGCCTGTTCGACAAGATCTCGGCGGCCGGGGCCAGCGGCAACGTTCTCGGCCAGGCCGACGGCGCGATACGCAGCGGGGCCGGCAGCATCGGCGAGCAAGTCGGCAGCCTAGCCGGCGGCGGCAAGCTGGCCAGTGCCGTCAGCCAGGCGGGCGCCACCATGGGCGGGCAGGCCGTCAGTCGGGCGATGAACAGCCATATCCCGCCCGGCATGCGCGGAGCCATCAACTCGGGCGCCGAGGCGGCCAGCCAGATCGCCGGCGGCGATGTCGAGGGCGGCATCCTCACCGCGCTGGAATCCGGCCTGGCCGGCGACGCGCTGGGCAACCTGCTGGGCGGTCAAGCCAGCCAGGGCCGCTACTGGAGCGGGGCCAACATGCTGTACGGCGGCATCACGCCGTCCGAGGCCAAGCGCATTTATCAGGAAGCCATCGACACCGGTCGCGCCAAGAAGAACCTGTTCCTCCTCAAGGCGCAGAGCGCGCTGGCCGGTGACTTCTCGCACGAGTTCAACCTGTTCTGCACCGACATTGAGCGCGGACCCAGCGAGGTCTCGGGCGGCAAGGTGCGGGCCGGCAGCGCCCAGCTCGACACCCTGACTCAGGCCGAACCTGTGGTGCTGCGCATCACCACCATGGATGATCGTGCCGGGACGCTGAAGCGGTGGTTCGAGGCCCATATCGCAGCCGTTGCCGCGCAGGACGGCTCCTTCGGCGTGCCGGCCGACTACGCCATCGTCTTCACCATCCAGCACGCCTTCGTGGGAGAGGCTGACGCCTTTACCGGCCGCGTGCTGTGCCGCGCCCAGTCCTACGAGGTTGGGCTGTCGCGCCGAGAGGACGCCATGGAGGAGCTGCAGATGACCTTCACCCAGCTCGACACCTTCATGAGTCCCTAGCCATGGCATTAAACCACGACAATCAGGGCTTTCTGGTCGGCGAGCGGCTGGATGCCGACGACATCACCGGTCGCCTCGACTCCATTCGCGATGAGATACGGTCATTGCGTCACGACCTTGCGGGAAGCGTGGTCAGCGCGCCGCCGGCGCCACCCAAGACATCGGCAGACGAAGGCGTCAGCGGAAGTCGTGCGGCCCCCGACCCGCAGCGCAGCCGGTCATCCCGGCCTAGCGCCGAAGCAGGTCGCGACGAGGTGGTCATTCGCATTGATCGCCCGGCCGTAGCAGCCACGCCGCCGGAAAGGCGGGCGCCTGGACGCTTCGTTTATAGCTCGGCGGGGGAAGCAAAAGCCGACGAATCGAGAGAGGAAGCTTCGTCCGCCGCTGTCGCCATGCCCATCCGTGAGCGCGACGCCAGCGACCGCTATGCCTCCCGTGGCGTGGCGGCTTCGCCTGTCCGCGACCTTTCCGGGTCCCGGCCAAGGGTCGGAGGGGGGCGCGGCCCTGACGGCCGTTTCGTCTCGGGCGGCGGCGACCCATCGGCAGGCGATGACGAGGCCGGGCTGCTGTCGCGCTCCATCGATGGGCTAAGTGATCGACTGAGTGGTGCCGTACAGGAGATGGGGGCCGGTACCGAGGATGCCGACCCTGCCGTCAAAGCGTTCAACGAGGTTGCCCAGCCGCTGCAACGCGGCTTCAGCAAGATCCTTGGGGATGGCGATAGCCGCAAGCAGGAGCGCTGGTACCGCCGATTCTGGATGATGATGCGCGGCTCTCGCCGCGAGGATCGCGCGGCCGACAAGCAACAGCGCCGCATCCTGAAGAACATCGAGCGCAAGCCGACCGGTGGTGACAACGGCTCAATGCTGTGGCGTGGTCTCATGCTGCTGCTGGCTCCCATCACCGGCATGCTGTCGCTGCTGGGCGGCCTGCCGATGGCGCTGGCCGGAGCGGTGATCACCGGCCTAAAGGCGCTGTTGACCGCCATGGGGCTCGGCCGCGTGGCGAGACGCATGACCGTGCCCAGCAGCGGCCGCTCCACGCCCCGTCGTGGTGGCGGAGGGTCGGCCGGAAGGGCTGCCGCCAGGGGCGGGGCGTCCGGAACGCCAGCCGCTCGACCGTCGGGCCAAGGCGGCACCACGTCACGCCCCGGGGCATCGACGACTCAAGGCGGCAGTCGATTTGGCCGCCTGCTGAAAGGCGGGGCGCGTCGCATCCCGGGTATTGGTGCGCTGCTGGGCCTGGGGTTCATGGCCAGCGACATCGCCGCCAGCGAAGGCAGCAACGCCAGCCGGGCCGAGAAAGACGTCACGACCGGGCGCGCCATCGGTGGCGGCCTGGGCGGCATCGGCGGCATGGCCGGCGGCGCCGCTGCGGGCGCGGCCATCGGCTCCGTGGTGCCGGGCATCGGCACCGCCATCGGAGGCATCATCGGCGCCGCGGCGGGCGGCTTCTTCGGCGGCAGTGCCGGCGAGGTCGTCGGCGAGAAGGTCGGCGGTTGGGTCACCGACCTTCGTAAGTCCAACCTGGTGCAGAGCCTCTCCCAGCGCTGGGAGTACGCCACCACCTTCATGTCGAGCCTGTGGGAGCAGACCAGCGAAGGCGTGTCGGCGCGCTGGGAGTCGGCCACCGCCACCTTCAGCAGCCTGTGGGCGTCTGCCACGCAGGGCCTGTCCGACCGCTGGGAGGCGCTGTCGACCAGCATCGCCGAGCGCTGGACGGCCGTCACCGACGAGATGAAAGGGCTGTGGGACAGTGCCGTCAGCCTGGCCGCCGAGGGCTGGGGGGCGCTGACCGACATGGCGGAAGGCGCCAACGCCTGGATCGCAGAGAAGACCGGCGTCGACGTGGCGGAAACCGCCCGCGAGACTGGGCAATGGGTCTCTGACCGCGCCATCGAGACGTCCGAGTGGGTCTCCGAGCGCGCGGGCAGTGCGGCCGACTGGGCGGGCGAGCGCGCTGACGCCGCCGCTGCCTGGACGGCCGACAGGGCTGAGGCGGCCGCCGGCTGGCTGGGCAACAAGCTGTCATCCGGGGCGAGCTGGCTGGGCGAGAAGACCGGTATCTCGTCGGCCGTGGGCATGGTGCGCAACGCTCATAACGAGGCGGCTGCCGTGCCTGCCCTGACGCAGGCCATGGCCGAGGCCGGCATCACCGACCCCAACGAGCAGGCGGCCTTCATGGGGCAGATGCACCACGAGTCCAGCGGCTTTCGCACCATGGAGGAGAGCTTCAACTACCGCAGCGCCGACCGGATCATGGAGGTCAGCGCCACGGCTCGAAACCAGGGCCGCGAAGCGGTCGAGGCGGCCATGGCACAGGGTCCGGAGGCGGTCGCCGAGCTCATGTATGGCGGGCGCATGGGCAACACAGAGGCTGGTGACGGCTACCGTTATCGCGGGCGTGGCTTCACCCAGCTGACCGGGCGCGACAACTACACGGCGGCCAGCGAAGCGCTGGGCGTCGACCTGGTGAACAACCCCGACCTGGCCGCCGACCCCGAGGTGGCGGCGCGCATCGCCACCTGGTACTGGCAGAGCCGTGACGGACTATCTGAGGCAGCCAGACAGGGCGATACCCGAGAAGTCACCCGGCTGATCAACGGCGGCACCAACGGCCTGGCCGACCGCCAGGCGGCAACGGACGAATACCTGGCCGCCGCCCGTTCCGGCGAGTTCGCCGTCTCGCCATCGGCCGGCGGCGCGTCCTCCATCGCCGGAGTGGTTGCACCGTCGCCCGGTGAGTCCGTGAGCGCGACGGTTGCGGGCGCAGCAAGGGCTGACCGCCTGGCGGCGCTCGGCCTGGCCTCCACTCGCCAACCGGTGGGGGCCTCTCCACAGCCGGCCGTCACCATACCCGCCCCCCGGGCTCCAGCCCTGGCCGAGGCGCCGAGCGTCAGCGCGCCGATGTCGTCACCGCAGGGGCAAGGAGGCGATCGCCAGCCCTCTCGCGGGCCAGAGGACGTCAGCCGCGACGTGCCGGATCGTCGCATCGCCCATATCGTCACCGGCGCCTACAGCGGTATGGGATAGCCGGAAAAGCAGCCCCCTGCCTGCGTCGGCGTCGCCGTAGCATGGCGCCATGAAGACGATAACCGGTGATGACATTCAGGCGATGGTGCGCCACTGGCTGGAAACGCCAGTCAACGGCTACCTGGGATCCGGCTACGGCGCCGACACCAAGAGCCTGCTGCAGCGTGCGCAGTCGGATGAGGAGCAGGCAGACCGCTATCTGCGCAAGCTGAAGCGGGACGTCAGTGTGCTCGAGGTTCTGCCCAATAGCGCGGTGTCCCTGTACGGCACGCCCGAAGGGGTCGACCGGCTGCGTCTGACCCTGGACGTTGCCGGGCGTTCCTACGACCTCAACGATATCGAGGGCTCCCGGTAATGCTCACCCGTGAAGACTTCCAGCAGGCCATCGAAGACAGCGTTGCGCGCTACCCGGCGGTCGGCGCCCTTCATCGCGCGCGCGATCCTCGCATTCTCCAGCACCTGGACGCGATGGCCACGATGCTGGCCATGTACTCGCAGCAGCTGGAAGTAGCACAGGCCGAGCCCTTCGAGAAGGTGCGAGACGCTACGGTGCTGGCCGATGCCTCCATGCGCGGCCTGGTGCCCAAGTCACAGCCCGCGCGCGTAAGCGTGCGCCTGCACAACGCCGGCACCACCGCCTTCTCTGCCAGCCCGGGGCGTCCGCTAATCGACTCCAGCGGTCGACCGTTTCGCGTCGAAACGCCCATCGATGCTGGCCCCGGCGACACGGTGACCTTCGAGGCCGTGCAGCTGCATGAGAAGGCGCGCACGCACACCGTGCAGGAGAGTCGAGCCTTCTATGCCGTGGAGCTCGACATGGCTGATGACGACTCCTGGCTGTGCGGGCTTCACGTGACCGACGCTGACGGCGCCTACACCCATCGCGAGCGCTACACCAACACCCTGGCAGATGAGCGCGTCTATCACGTCGAGGCTGATGAGCGTCAGCGCGTCTACGTGCGCTTCGGGCAGGACGGCGTGGTCGGCGTTCAGCCCAGTGAAGGGGCTGAGCTGACGTTGACCACGTACTACTCTCTGGGGCGAATCGACGACTTCGCCCCCGGTTCGCCCATGGCCTTCGAGACCATGCAGGGGCCGGCCGAAGCGCAGCTCGAGATGAGCCTTCACGAGGTGCTGTCCAGCGGGGAGAACCCGCCCTCCATGCGCGCGCTTCGCGAGCTGGCCAAGTACCCCAGCGTCTACAACCACAACGCAGTTTTTCTCGGAGAGTTCGACTTCCTGGTGCGTCGCCACTTCCCGTCCCTGCAGTTCCTATCGGTCTGGAATGAGGGCGTGGAGGAGCGCTACCGCGGCATGAGTGTGGACAACATCAATGCGCTGTTCGTGGCCTGCCTCTCGGCCGCCGGCGGCGAGCCCGTCCTGAGCCAGGCGCCCGGAGAGACGCTAGAGCCTGTCGAGCTGTCCGAGGAGGATCTGACCGCCACCCATCGCGCCATCCGAGACAAGATCCATGCCGCCGATGACAGCTATCGGATCCGCTTCTATTCCGCCATCCGGGCGCCGCTGCCGGTCAGCATCGCCGCTACGGTGGCCACCAGCTACGACGAAGGTGTGGTCAAGGACCAGGTTCGCCAGGTCATGCTCGAAGAGTTCGGCGAACAGGCCGACCAATCCCGACGCGGCAACGCCACGCCGCTCTATCAGCAGGTCTACCAGGTGCTTCGTCAGCGCGTTCCGGCCCTGAGCGTGGGGCGTGCCGACTTGCGCGTCACCATTGGCGACGACACCGGCGACAGCCGTCCTGAACTGTGGCGCTACGTCTCGCCGGAGAGCCTGGAGGTCAACGTCTCCGCAGGCAACGTCAATGTGCCGTTCTGGGGGTCAGGGTTTTGAGCATCAGTGACGAGTTCGACTTCCCGGGGGCGCGTCTCCCCGACATAGCGCCGCTGCGCGAGAGCTTCGCGAACGGGCAGATCGAGGAGGAGCTGAAGGCGCTGTTCGGCGAGCTGTTCGAGGGCGTCGCCCACGACACCTTTGACGCCAGCGTACTGGGCACGCCGCATCTGGGGAGCTTCGAGCTGGTCCGTCGCACGGTGAACCATGATGGCCTGGTGTTGCTCAAGGGTGAGCGTGAGGAGGCGGCTACCCGTTACCTGTACCGGGCCTGGAAGTCCGGCGACGTGCAGAAGCGCGGGTTGCACTTCCTGCGCACCTACCTGCAGCTGCTGTTCCCGGGGCAAACCGAGGTCAAGCAGCTGTGGCACTACAAAAGTGCCGCCTACGGCCAGGGGTTCGTGCTCAACGAACCTCGCAATCCCTACTGGTTCCACTTCCTGGGCTCGCCCGGACTGAAGCTGGATGGCAGCTGGAAGGTGGGGCGCCCCCTCGCCCTGGATGCCGACGAGCCACCGTATTACAAGCCGGCAACGGATGATCTCTTCCTGACCTCACGTGTCGAGATACTGCTCGGCCTTGAGGAACTGTCCCGCTATTCCGAGGGGGGGCGGGCGGCAACGTCCGGGCTGATCGACATCATTCGATCCGTGATCCCCGCCCGCCTGGTACCGCTGTTCAAGTTCTGGTTGCGTTACGTGATCGGTGTCGATATCAGCGCACGCAGCCATTTGCTGATGGAGAAGCGATCGACGGCTCGCTACCCGTGGTGCGGTCGCGTCCTGACCGAGGAGCCGGCGCACAAGTGGTCGCTGGGTATCGACGGCGAGATGGTCAAGCTGCCCCAGCCTTTCGGCACCTTCCGACTAGGGGAGAAGCGGGGCGGCAAGAGCGTCTGGCGGCTGCGCAACTGCCGCATCGACAGCGAGGTCGCCGTGGCCAAGTCGCCGGCCGAGGCGTCGGCTTATCGGCTTCCGGCCCTGGGCGAGACCGGCCGCAAGCTGGACGGCGGGTGGCGGCTTTCCGGTCGCCAGCTGGACGCCATGAGCTGGAAGCGCGCAGAGAAGGGCGTCGATCTTCCCCAGTCTGTCGAGGCCTCCGCCACTCACCACGAGCATATCCGCATCGACTACCCGGAAACGCCGCGCAAGCTGGGAAGCGCGTGGCGTCTCAACGGCACCTGGCGCCTGGGTGATGGTCGGCGTCTTGCCCATGCCTGGGCGGGGCAGACGCTCAACGGCTTTCGTATTTCGCGACAGGGCGTGGTCGCCGAGTCAGTGGCATCCCTTCATGTCGCGGCCGTCTGTGGCGCGTCTCCGGTACGGCTCCCGAGGCGGAAAACGGAGGCCGAGGGCGGTGATGGGGTAGAGCACACTTGGAGCCTGCCGCTGAACGGCCAGTGGAAGCTGGGCGGCCTGTCGCCACCCGAATTCGAGCTAACCATTACCCGCGTGTGAGGTGAAGCATGGCTGAGGCCATCACAGTCAACGCCTACCGCCGCCGCCTGGCGAGCGCAATGGCGGGCGGGCCGCCCATCGCTGAAGCCGCCTACATGGCTTTCGGTGACGGCGGCCACAACACCGACCTGACGGCGATCACGCCGTCCCGAGAGCAGGAAGCGCTGAATCACGAAGTGCTCCGAAAGCCCCTGATCGAGGTCTCGCAAGAAGACTCCTTCTCGATCACCGGTCGTGGCCTGATCGAGGCCTCCGAGCTTGTCGGCATCTCGATATCGGAAGCCGCCCTGGTCGACGCCAACGGCGAGATCATCGGCATCAAGAACTTCGCGCCCAAGGTGAAAGAGTCCGATGAGCGCTACGAGGTCAGCATCAAGCTGAGATTCTAAGGAGCAGCCATGTCATTGCCCAACGAGAAGATCACGCCGATCCCCAACGACGAGCCGGATGCGGTGCCGTCACTGTGGAATCTGCGCTACGAAGAGATCGATGCCAATTTCGGCAGCCTGGACCAGCGCCAGACGACCACCGAGCAGACGCTGACCCAAGCCAAGGGCGACAAGGCGTCGCTGCCGGCTCGCCTGGACGGCATCGAGCAGGACATCGAGGGGATTCGCGGCGAAGACCCGATCGTCATGAGCGAGAAAATCGACGTCCTGGTGGAGCACGGCGCGCAGCAGATTTTCACCGAGCACCGTGACCGCGTTGCATCGACAGCGATTACCAGTGCCGTCGCGGGCGACGACTCGATGGACGTGGAGAGCACCGCAGACCTGGTGGTCGGTCAGCATTACTTGATCGCCAGCGATGGCAGCTCGCAGATCGTCCGGATTCGTGAGGTGCTGTCCAGCACCCGTGTGACGCTCGAGGAGACGCTTCCCTCGAATGTGCCAGCTGGCGCCGTGCTCAGCCGCATCTCTGGCAGCGAGTACGTCACCGCAGACCTGGATAGCGCCCTGGTAGGCTACGGTGGAATGATCTTCGTCGTCGGTACCGCAACTCGCGTTCGCGCCTGGATTGGCGGGAGCTGGGAGGATCTGGTCGAGCGCCGCGGCGGCTGGGAGGTTCCCGTCGGCGTCCGGCGCTTCCGGGTGACAGGTGCTGTTGATCGCTTTGCTCTCATCTCGGCACTGCCCATCAGCGCACTTCGCCGGCCGGGCAACGTGAGCCCCTCCGACGGGCAGCCGGGTCTTACCACGCAACCCACCCTGACAGGCGCCGATTACTACGCCCTCTACGCCGTTCCGCAGAAGCATCGCAAGTTCCGCGTGTACGACCAGAACGGCGCAATGATCTACGAGGCAACGGAGACGCCCTCCAGTGGCGTGCCTGCCGTCAGCCACACCGTGACGTCCGGCACCCTGTCGATCGAGTCGGGCTATACCTGGAACTACCAAGACGTCAACGAGCTCGACGAGGAGGGTGCCTGGTCGGAGCGCACCTCGTTCACCACCGCTAGCGTCTATATCGCGGCACCCTCGATCATCGCGCCCACCGACGGCGAGACCGAGGTGCAGGAAACGCCGACGATCGAGACCAGCGCCTTTGCGGTCGAGCCCGGTACCGAGAGCGACACGCACACCCGCTCCGCCTACCGCGTGCGCGATGCTGACGGCAACGTGCTGTGGTCGACCCAGACATCCAGCTACCTGACCTCGATTCAGGTGCCTGCCGGCATCATGGAGGAGGGGGGCAAGACCTACGTCATCGACGCTCAGCACGAGGGCGAGCTGTATGGCTGGTCTGCCTGGTCGGCCGCGGTGACGGTCACCACCGCCCAGCGCTTCGCCGCTGACGTCGGCGAGGCCGGCACGCAAGGCTTTGGCGTCGGCATCTACCCCGACACCCTGCCAACCGGCTTTACCGCACTGTCTGGCCATGATGACCCGGCCAGCGATAACTACGGCAACTACCAGTACAGCGATGGCTCGGTGCTGTGCTTCATCCCCGCCTTTTACTACCGGTTCGGGCATGCTGACTCGCCTCGCTTTGCCGACTATGGCGCCAATGCGCTCGATATCGTGGGCATGGGCGCCTTTGCCGACCAGGACGCCGCAGCACTAGAAGGTTATGCCCTGCATCGGGCCTTCATCGATGGCGGGGCCATCAAGCAGGGCTTCTTCGTCGACAAGTACCTGAACTCGAAGTCTGCTGGCAACGATGCCGGGGTTTCTGTGAAGGGTGGCGTGCCGATCTCGCTCACCACGTCGACTGCCTACACTCGGTCAGATGGCATGACCGGCTGTACCGGCATCCTGGCCGATGCTGTCACGCTGTCGCGGGCGCGGGGCGCCGGCTTCAACTGTGCCAGCGTGTTCATGTACTCGGCCCTGGCGCTGCTGTCCATGGCTCACGGCCAATCCGCGACGTCCACCACTTACTGCGCGTGGTATGACGGCACCGGCACCACCAACTATCCGAAGGGCTGCAACAGCTCGCTGGCAGACGTTGACGACGCGGGCGTCACCTTCGAGTCGGCCGGCGACAGTGGCACTGCCGACAAGCCCAAGGCCGGCAGCGGCACCCCGTTCGCCAAGACAACTCATAACGGGCAGGCGTGCGGGGTGGCTGACGTCAACGGCTCCATGTGGCAGACCGCGCTAGGCATCACCACGCCGGGGTCGTCGGGCACCTCGACGACCAACGTCGCCAATGGTGACTGCTACGTTCTCAAGGAGAGCGTGGCGCTGGCCGACCTTACCGCCGGCTTTGGTGGGGCGACCGACGCCTGGGGAGATGCCACGGCGCTGGGGGTCAACTACGACGCGCAGGCCGGTATCCTGCCCTGGGGATCAACGACGGGCGCGGCCTATTTCGGAAATGGCGCCAACCAGGTGTTCAACAGCGATCCTGACGGTCAGGGGTGGCTTCGCACCGCTTGCGGCATTCCGACAACCACCGATGCGCTCAGCGCCGAAGGGTCCAACCTGTTCGGCCAGGACTACTGCTACCAGTACAACCGCGAGAACCTGTTCGTGCTCTGCGCCGGCTCTTGGGGCAACGCTTCCGGTGCCGGCGTGTTCAATCGCCACTGGAACTACAGCCGGTCGGGCTCGATCTACCACAGCGGGTTCCGCGCGGCGGCCTATGGATCGTGACCTGTGGGCGGCGCGGTAGCGTCGCCCCTTCCTGATTATGGCCAGTTCATCGCACCCAGCAGCCCAGATATTTCACAAATGCCGGGAGCTGATAAAGCTCCTCAATATTCATTTAAATCATTTTCCTCGGCATGAGAAATATGCCTTGTGCCAAGAGATAAGGAGTGCTGCATATGATGTGTACCAGCTACTGGTAGAGCACCAGAAAAAGCATCACAACAAGACGACGCTAAAAAGGTTGGATATCCGGCATGAGCAACTAAGGATGCTGGTTAATCTGGCCTTTGAGCTCGGCTATTACGAGTACAAGGACAATAAGAGGATTCAGGGAGAGCGAAGCGCTCGAAGCGAATCCGAGCGCCGCTACGCGGCCGTCTCAGTTCTTATCAATGAGCTGGGGGCCATGATCGGCGGACGAATACGCAGCGCCAGGGAGAGAGGCCTGGCGGCAGGCGAATAGGGTGACGGCTTGAAGTGCACAGATGTTCGTGATCTGCGCCGGCAATTGGGGCAACGCTTCCGGTGCCGGCGTGTTCAATCGCAACTGGAACAACAACCGGTCGAACTCGAACAACAACAACGGGTTCCGCGCGGCGGACTATGTTTTCATCCTGACATTCCGTGAAGGAAATACTGGAGACATAGGGAGCTTGTCATCCTGCCATCTTGGCGAAATATGCGGGCCAAGGTGTTCTAGTACGAAATGGAAAGTCCACATGCCCAAACGTCATGCCAATTTATATGAAGAGTGCTTCACCATCGAAGCGCTCTTTGAAGCCTATTATCGCGCCAGAACGGGAAAGCGCGAGAAGTATTCGGTGATGGAGTTCGAGAGGGAGCTGGGGGCAAACATCGTTCAGCTCAAGGCGGAGCTTGACGCCTACGACCCGAGCGACCGCGACCCCAGCTACCAGCCACAGCCCTACCGGCGCTTCATGGTGACCGAGCCCAAGCCGCGGGAGATTGCTGCCCCGGCCTTTCGGGATGTTGTGGTTCAGCACGCCATCTACGCCGTCATCTACCCGCTGTTCGACAAGACCTTCATCCACGACTCGTATGGCTGCCGGGTAGGCAAGGGTACGCATCGAGCCAACGACCAGGCGCAGCGCTTCTTGAGGCAATGCCCGGACGGCAGCTACACGCTGCAGCTGGATATTCGGCGCTTCTACTACCGGATCAGGCGCGACATCCTACAGCGCCTCCTGGAGCGGAAAATCAAAGACCGCCGGCTTGTCGCATTGATCATGATGTTCGCAGAGAGCGACAGCCGTTTCGGCGTGCCCATCGGCAACCTGCTGTCACAGTTGCTCGCACTGATCTACCTCAACCCGCTGGACCACTACGTGAAGCGAGTGCTCAAGATCAAGCGGTACGTGCGCTATGTCGATGACTTCATCCTTTTCGGGCTCAGCCGGGAGAGGGCGTACCAGTGTCGTCGCGCGATCGAGCAGTTCCTTCGCAGCACCCTGGGACTGGAGCTGTCCCGCTGGACGGTGGCGCCTGCGTCGCGCGGCGTCAACTTTGTTGGCTTTCGCACCTGGCGTCGCACGCGCTACGTGCGAAAGCATAGCCTGTATCGCTTCTCCAAGAGCCTGAAACGCGGCGATGTGGCCAGCCTGACCAGCATCATGGGCAATGCGCTGAGGACGGCCACATTCGCCCATCTATGCCGACGGATCGCCAGTGAGCGCCCCGAACTCATTCCACGCCTACCCCTGTATCGAGAGGTGAAGGATGCCTAAGCTATTCAAGTACCAGCGCCACGTCGAGACTGGCCCCAACGGGGCGGTGATCGACTTCCGCAACACCACTGACGAGGATGCGCCTCGAGCCACGCTGCTCAGCGAGATCGACGGTTGGCGCTATGTCAGCGTCCCCGATGGGGCTGTGATGCCCGACCAGCCGGCGGAGATCAGCTGGCAGGAAGTGGCAGATCCCGCCCCCGATCTTGTCGAGCAGCTGAAGCGCGCACGGCCTGTCGCCATCGCCAAGGATGTGGTTCGGAAGCGGATCGAGCTCGAGGTCGGCGATGTTCACGACCTGGTGGCCGACTGCATGCGCCTGTGTGAGTTCTCCCTGGCCCTGAGTCTGCGTGTCAGCAACGAGGTGCTGACCGGTCAGGCGATGGAGGCATCTGTTCGCGACGCCTACACGCAGCGCGTCCAGACCGTGCTGGCCGCCATCGACTCCGGGGAGGTGGTGATGCGCTCCGACCTCGAGGATCCCACCAGCATGATGACGCGCCTAATGGCGCGATACACCAAGATCAACGATCTGCTGGCCGAGACCTACAAGCCGGCCGTTGAGGAGTTGCTGCCGTAG